CAAAGACAAACGTGTGTTGGTCGGGCCGAAGAATTAAGAAGACAGGCAGGAATTTCTGATGGTCAAGCCAATGCTTTTTCTCAAATGAGTAGTATTATTTATAATGTTTTGAATGGTTATATTATGGCTGCCGAACGGCAGAAAAAAGAAGAAGAAATTCACGCCACCGAAATGGCCGAAAAAGAAGCTTTGGTGCAAAAAACATTAGTAAAATCAATGTCAGAATCTGAAGAAGAAGTTAAAAAACGTAGAAAAAGACAATAATAATTTATTTTGTGGCATTCGATATTTTAGTATTGTAGTGGTATGTCTATTCGTAAGGAAGATTTAGTAGATTCAGATATTATTGATGCTTATGAACTTATTTCTGATGGCTACAATGTTTATTATTCTGCTATCGGGCAAATTGTAGGTACCACCTCTTCTACAAAAAATATAGAAATTACTGGATTTAGAACTTTTGACATAGATCATCCTATAGAATCTGGCGATCGTGTTAGATTATTAAATACATCTGCTGGTGCAGCAGATGGTTATTATATTGTTAATTTAATTGTTGACGATTATAATTTTACAGTTGTTGAAAATATTAATGATTCTACTGGTGGTGATGGGTATTTTATGTTTATTCCAGGCGCCCAAAAAGTAGGGTTTGATCCTACAGGATTAAATATTACTACTTCTACAAATTTACAAAATGCTATTATAGATATTGCCAATAATTCATTTAGTTCAGGGCAACATAAATCATTAAGACAATTAATTCATTTTATAGATAATGGTCCAGCAGAAGGTTTTATAAGTGGAGCTTACAGAGAAATTTTACCAACTGAAAGTCCTTTTCCAACTTCCGTTATTTGGTGGGAATCTTCCGCCAAGACAGAAAAAATTGTAGAAAAAATATATACATATAATGATAATAAAACTGTTAGTCAGGTGCAATGGAAAATGTATGATACTGATGGGTAAATAGAAATAGGAGTATTTCTTAATGGTTAATGAATCCCCGGCATCAGTCTTATTTAGTCGTGATGGTTATGATGTGGTTATAACCGATGGCTATACTATTACAGCCAGTCGTCCGGCTATTATTGCTGCTGGTAAAGATGGCTCCACGGCTAGATTTATTTTAGTTGATTCAGTGGGTGCAGTTAAGATTGATCCAACAGGAACAACCACACAACCAATTAGTGCGGCTTCTTTACCATTGCCAACGGGCGCGGCTACAGAAACAACTCTTGCTACTTTATTATTAGATGCAACTTTTACGTCTCGTATTAATACTCTTGGTCAAAAAACAATGGCTAATAGTACGCCAATTGTTATTGCCTCCGATCAGACAGTTATTCCAGTTTCGGATAATGGCGGATCAATCACAATTGATGGAACTATTACTGCCAATATTGGCACTACTAATGGTTTGGCTTTAGATACTACTTTAACGAATGGTACCCAAAAAACCATAATTACAAATGGTACGAATGATGGATATGTTTTAAATTCAGATCCTGCTGGTACAGAATATGCTTTGGTTGTAAGAAACATTCCTTCTGGAACCCAAATGGTGGCTGGAACTGTTGCAGCTACTCAAAGTGGTACGTGGACAGTACAGCCTGGCAATACAGCTAATACTACTCCATGGTTAACTACTATTAATGAAGGTGGAAATTCTGCAACAGTTACGGCTTCCAATGCTCTTAAGGTTGATGGATCTGCGGTTACACAACCAATTAGTGCAGTTTCTTTACCGCTTCCTACTGGAGCTGCAACTGAAACCACGTTAGCAACATTGCTGACGGAATCTACATTTACGGCGAGAATAAATACTTTTGGTCAAAAAACTATGGCCAATTCTACTCCAATTGTAATTGCATCAGATCAAACTGTGATTCCAGTTTCTGATAATAGCGGTTCGCTTACTATTGATACGACCCAATTACCCGCAGCATTGGTTGCTGGTAGATTAGATACAAATTTGGGTGCTTGGTTGGGATCAACTGCTCCAACAGTTGGTCAAAAAACTATGACTAACTCAGTGCCTATTGTTATAGCCTCTGATCAAAGCGCTGTTCCGGTTTCCCAGAATGGTACCTGGACCGTTCAACAGGGCACTCCTCCATGGTCTGTTTCTCAAAACGGCACCTGGACAGTACAACAAGGTACACCTCCATGGTCGGTAGTTGGACCAGGGGCAGCCGGAGCCGCTATTTCTGGTAATCCTGTGCGTATTGGAGCTTCTGACGGCTCTATTACACGAAATATTCTTAGTGATGCTGGCGGAAGATTGCAAATTGTAGGATCAGCAGCCAGTGGAGATACTGTTGCGGGAAATCCGGTATTAATTGGTGGTTCTGATGGAACAAATGCTCAAACTATTAGAACAGCGACAGATGGGACTATTAGAATTGATCCTACTGGAACAACTATTCAGCCAGTTAATGGAACGGTTACTTCCGATCAGGGAAATCCGAATACATTAGCAAATCGTTGGCCAGTTATTATTACAGATGGAACTAATACTGGACCAACCATGGATGCCGCCCCTAGGGCAGGCTACGTGAGAATTACTGATGGTACTAATACTATTGGTACGTTATTTAAAACACTATATTCTGATCCTAATGGTGATAGAAGAGCTATTCATAATAATGCAACAATTACTAGTAGCGGATCTACGGTTTTAACTTGGGTCGGATACTCTGAATGGTATCTGATTATTAATTTAAAGGATGTTCCAACCGGTTCATCACCTACAATTCAATTCAAAATAGAACAAGTTGATCCAATAGATGGTACTACAGTTCTTACAGATGTAAAATCTTGGACAGGCATAATTCATACAGGTGTTGGTCAAGAAATTCTTGAGATTCCAGAATTATCTAGTGATTCTATTAAAATTTCTTGGATAGTTACAGGAGCATCGGCATCTTGGACTGGAGTAAATGTTGCTTTTTGTGGACATGCTGCCGGTAATGCTATTGAAGGGCAAGCAGAAGTAGGAACTATTGCTGATGATCCTCCAGTACCGGTTGCCGGGGTAGATTCTGATGGGTATATTCAATATTTAAATGTAGATGGTTCTGGTAATTTGAAAGTTATTACTCAAACTTCCCCGTCCAGTGCTATTAATGGATTAAATGCTGGCTACGCGAAATTGGGAGGGGGGACCGCTGGAGTACTTATTCCGGTATTATCTACTACATATAATGAACAAAGTAGTAATGCTCAACGTTCAATATCTTCTTCTAGTACTAATGATACGTCGGCGGGAACCGGTGCTCGTACTGTAGAAATTACTTATTATACCGCAACTTTTACCGGACCATTCACCGAAGTAGTTACATTAAATGGAACTACTGCTGTTAATACAACTAATACTGATATTTGTTATATAGAATCTTTGATTGTTTTAACATCTGGTTCCACCGGCGTTAATGTTGGAACCATTACGTTATATGCTAGTACTGGAGGCGCCGGAGGTGCGGTAGCTTCTATTGGATCTAATACTTTAACTGGTGGCACAGGAGATACAAGAACATTATATGCACAACATTATGTAGCTACCGGGTTAACTTGTTCTATTACGGGTTTTTTAGTAAGTGCTTCCGGTCAATGTTCATTTTTTTTAAAAACCAAAGATCTCTCAACTGCTAATGCTTCTGAACAAATCGTTTCTGGTATTATTCCTACCTCTAATCCTTTTGAACGTACATATGGTACACCTCTTCAAGTAATAGGTCCAGCTAGAATACGTGCATATGCTATTCCATCCTCTAATAATAATACAATTAGCGCATCGATTGACTTTTATGAAGAATAAGGTAAATTATGAGTGTACAAATAAACGCAAATGCAGTTGTTAGTGATAGCTGGACTAATTTTAAAGCTATTGCAATAACTTCCAAAAATCTACCAATTCAATATACTGATGATGGAATAGAATATACTATTTTTGCTTTTGATGATAATACTATTGTTTATATAACTACTATTTGGCAAGGAACTTTACCAAATAGTGTTATTAGTAATGGATATTCTCAATCGCAAAATGATACTGATAAAACAGAATTTGAAACTTATTATAAACCATATGCTAACCTACCCATTATTAAAGGAGAATTTGATGATCCTAGATTAACGCATAAATTAGGAAATTTAACAGCGACTTCTACATCAGAGGTTTTGGTGTGTACTCGCGGATATAGTGAGCTTTCATCACAAAGACAATGTTCAGTTCAGTCATCAAGCGTTCAAGATAAATCTACCGGATCCGGCGCCGCCGTCGTTAGAATTACTTACTTAGACAGTAGTTATGTTCTTAAATCTGAAGATGTAAATCTTAATGGTACTACTAAAGTAAATACGGTAGCTACAGATATTAGATTTATAGAAAGTTTTGAAGTTATTCAAGGGGCTGCAGCTGCAGGGGCTATTAGTTTATTAGATGGCACAACAGGCGGGGCTTCAGAATTTTGTGGTATTTCTTCCGGAACTACTACGGCTTTTTTATGCCATCATTATGTGCCCGCAGGAAAGAAAGCCTGGATTTTGAATTGGGGTGCAACCGTGGATGATGAATGTAGTTTTAAATTAAATGGACAAAATAGATTCACATCTAGCTTGGTTCCTGTTATATTAGATTTAGAGAAATTATTTAATGGAGGTGTATCTGGAACTAGAATTAATTTTGAAAGAAAATTACAAGCCGTGCAAGTTCCAGAAAAATCGTATATATCTTTGACCGTTGTTCCAAATCAAAGCACTAGTACTGTTATTAGATCTTGGATGGATATTTGGGAAACTGTAACTTAATTAAGAGGTAAGAATGAAAAGAGTATTATTATTGTTGTTTGTATTTTTATTAAATTGTTCTACCGCTTCTTCCAATGAAGAGTCGGTAAACACATCTCAACTAGCATTATCTTATTGTGCTACCCCGAGTCAGTTAGCTTCTGATTTAGGATCTGCCAGTCAAGATAATGTTATTAGTTTGAGCGGAGTTAATCCTTTAGATTGTCCGGAAGTTTCTATGAGTGAAACATGGAGTGGTGGAAAGTTAGTTTTTTCCGATTCTCCAGAACATCCATCTGTTAGAGGTAAATTATATGAAGATTCTACTTTAGGGGCAACTGGTACCGATAATAATAGAGTCTTTTTGTATCATACAAATGGTAAATCTAAAGGTAAAATGAAATTTACCGTGTTAGTTAAGAATTTAGGAGCTTCGACTGCTACTTTGACCGTTCAAAAAGTGGGTACGGCAGGACCAACCACTTCATATTTGTATGCGGGTAAGTTAGGATTTCAAAGATGGTTAGATTCTACTGCCGGTAGTGGGGTTAATGTTTCTCCAGGTTCTACTGTAACGTTGGATTCTACTTTTGATGCTTTGACTGCTAATCCAAATTATTTACTTCATGGAATTTGGGATTATTCTATGACCCAGCCTCATCAAGTGACTATTTGTGCTTTAAACCAAAATGATAATCCATTAACCGTATGTCCTGGTTTGTCTGTACTTTCAAGAGATAGTCATCAAAGAGGAACATTTCCCTATGCTGATAAAGTTTATGATTTATCGACAAGTGTTGATACTGTTGATGGTATTCAACAATTCCCTCTTGCTAGTGGCGCACCCAATGACAGTTGGGCGGTTGGGACAGACGTAACTGATAGTTCTAGTCAAACTCTTACCGGAAATTATGGAGTTTTATATAGAATGCATTTCAGTCTTGCTTCTAGTGATTCAAAGAATTTTGGCTTCTTGTTAAATCCAAGAGGTGGGCAATGGGGAGGAGCCGTTTGGGCCGCCCCTGGACTTGAGGCTGGTGGTAAGTTCTTGCTTCCAGCAGGTTCTGGTTCAACCGGGTTAAATACCAATGGCGTTGTAGAAGGTAAATACGATCCATCATCAACAAGTGCGCCATGGGCACAATTTATGCCAACCGGTGGCTCTGCGCTTCCATTAAGATTTGTAATGGTTCCACACTAATTAAAAAAACATAATATTTAGAAATTAGATTTTATCTAAAAAAATATCTAGATATTATGTTTATTTTTGATAATACTGAATATCCTTATTATAATTTTATAATAAGGATATTTTAGTATATTACAGAGGTTTAAATGGTGGATTTTCGCATAACCGGCCCAGCCCACGATTATTATAAAAAAATATCGGTTAGCAACACAACGTTTGGATTAATGACAGACGGTTATAAACCAGATGTTTTAATACCATTTTCTACTTATGGTTTAACATTTTTAAATGAAGGTACAACCACAAGCCATATAATTGAATATTCTTTTAATGGATTTGATGTGCATGGTGAAATTAACCCCACCTTACCTAATAAATATTCTGTATTTAATAATAGGGTAGGTTGTAAAATATGGTTAAGAGTTAAGTCGGGCTCCTCAGGACCTATTACGGTAGCTGTAGAAGCGTGGCAAATACGATAATAGGTTTGATATATAGGTTAGAGAGAATAAGATGGGTAAGAAAAAAATATTATCTGAACTTGAAACTAGAAATAACATATTAAAGGCTGCTAAACAATTGGGTTGCGAAAAGGATGTTATTCAAATTTTTAATAAATATGATTTATTATTAAGAAATTGTACTAATTTACAGGAAAGAGAAGCTATTAGCACTATGGGAAATTTAGAAATTCATCGATTACTTAGCTCTACTCCGGGCGAATTAAGTATTAATGGGAAAATTATTATATAAGGTAAGATATGTCGGAAACGCATAATGGTAAAGTTATTTGGTTTAATAAATTGGGTATTGGTTTTATAGAGTGGAATAAAGACGGCGAAAAACAAAAAGATATGTTCGTTCATTATTCTGATTTATGTATGGAAGGATTTAAAATGTTACATAAAGGACAAGATGTATCATTCGAAATCGGGTTAAATCACAAAGGACAGCCAAAAGCTGTTAATGTTAAAGTGATAAAATAATTATTTTAAAAATAATTGAAGAATACCAAATATTGTACCTAAACCAAGACCACCAAGTATAACGATCAATTTAAATAAATTTCTATCAATATCATCAATTTTTTTCTTCATATGAGTTAAATCTTTGATAATATCTTCGTTTTGTCTTTCAACTTCTAAGTAAATTTCTACTGATTTTTTATTAACTTCTAAAATATTTTTAAGATCGCCAGAAGTTAATTTGGCACCTTCTTGATCATTACAGTTTGTTTTTTTATCATTAGAAGGCATAACATTTTTACTTTTTAAGAGAAGGATTTCTTTGTTTTTTATTGTTAATTTTAATAATGATTTGATCTATTTTTTCATTTAAATCTTTATATTCTTTTATTAGTTTTTCCGGAAGTTCAACTTCTTCTGTGTTGAGATTTAATTCTTCGGCTACATTAGTTGACATAGAATTTCCTAATCGTTTGGATGGTCGGTTAAATCGGCAGTTTGTTCAGCGTAAACTTCATCAGGTATTTCTAATTCTTCATAGCGTATTTCTTCTGTTTGAATAGCAGATGCTCTTCTCGCTCTTGACGGTAAAAAAGCATATTGTGATACTTCTATTATTTTTTTTGGTTCTACTGTTGGTGGTAGTTTTCTAACAACTATTTTTTTTCGTTTTTTAAAAATTGAACCGGAAACAGCCGAATTTATTAATTCTTCTTTGGTAAAAAAATAATGTTTTTTATCTAATAAATTTACAGTTTTACGTGCAGGAATGGTTAAACCTAAATCAGTAAGACTAACATCCATTTTGGATATATTAGATACCCAAAATTGTTCATTTTTATCGGGTTGAACCATTTCAATATAATGTAATTATAATAGTTTAAATTCTTTTTCAAATTTGAGTTTAAAATTTCTTACGGCATGCTCAAATTTATCTCTTACATTACTTATAGTAAAATTGTGTTGAGTAGAAGTCAATTTATTTAATTTTTCTAATTGTTCTTCTATAGTTAGATGTCGCCAATGAGGAAATAATTTATTAAAAATAGATTGAATATCTAAATCATAACAAACATCAAAATATTGTTCCATTTTTAATATTATCATACGTTTGGCGAATTCATAACCAGTTTGTTGTTTGATATGATAATTTATTAACTTTTTTAAATATTCATATAATAATATATATGTTTGTTTAAATATTTCTTGATTTTTATTAATTCTTGATAATTCTCGATAAATATCAAAATGAGCAATATCCAAAAAATCTTCTAAAGTTAAATGGCTTTCATCAGTATCGTGTTTACTTAAAAATGGGATATCTTTATAAGGTTGTTCTCCGGGTTTCAGATTTTTTAAAATTCTTTCAGGAGGAATATTAATTAAACTTTCCGAACTTTCTCCAATAACCGTATTAGAATAATCTAATACTCTAAGTGGAGTCCTACGTTGTAAAGCTTCTACAAACAAATTTGCAATATTAGGATCCCATGTATCATACATATGATCTAATATAATAACTTTTTCATTAGTTTTTGAATTAATTCCAAATCTTACAATGCATCGTTTAATCATTCTCGATCCATATTCGGTTTCACTATCTGCTGTTAAATAAATAATACCAACATACCGACTTAATATAGATCCTATTAAGCATTCTTTATGTTCTCCTGACCAACTTTGACAAGATTGAATGCCACGTTGAGACATTGTTGCAATATCCCAAACTCCTTCATCACCTGAACCACTAAATATTATAAAATAATCTTTATCTTTTGGTAAATTTAATTTATTAAATTTTTTGGCACTACTTAAATGATCTATATTGGGTAATTTAAAATCATTAGAATTTAAAATATCAGGATATTTTTTACTAAATTGTTCGTTCAATTTATTAATTTTATCAAATGTTGTAAAAATTGAATCACTTGGTTTAAAAATAGTTTTGGTAAATAATTTAACTTCCCACGGAAAGAAAATTTTTAATTTATTTTCATTATTTATAGTTGCATTTTTAACAGCTTCTATTGTATCGCTTAATGTTTGTAAATATTGTGTAGCAATTTCTATAAATACTGGATCTGTATTTGGTTTAATTTTATTATATATTTTATTTTTTACATTATTTAAATGTTTTATTATATCTTCTAATAAATCTTGAATAATATCATAAGGCTCATTGGTTATTTCATATTTAACTTTTTCTTTAAAATTAGAAAGACCAAATACTGGAAATACTTTTTTAACAGTTTTTCTTTTTTTAATTTCTGGATTTTCAGCTAACCAATCCGGAATTTGTTTATCTTTAAAAGCATCTAATCCGGCGCTTATAAATAATTGATAAATAATTTTTAAATCATCCGCCATAGTTAAATATCATAAAATTGTATTTAAACAAGGATTTAAATGTCGACAATTTTACAGTACACGCCTGGCTCTCAAGTTACTGTTTTGCTTCAAATATTAGATAGTACAGGAATAAGGGAAGATGGATATACAACTCCGGTGATTAGTCGAATAATTTTACCAGATTTATCAGAATCTTCTTTATATCCAATTGATATGATTAAAATTGATACTGGACTTTATTATCATAAATTTACTTTACCAACAGGTTCTGTAAGCATAGGTACTTATATTATTGATTTAAGTTGGACTGATTCAAGTAATAATACTAAACAAGATATAATTCAAATATTGTGTAATCCCACCAGCGGTCAGTTTACAGTCTCTCCATCATAGGTTATAAATGAATAGTTGTTCAAAATTAGCAAATAAATTTGCAATGAAATTAGGTTTAGAATCTAGACCTGCCAGCTCGGTTCTTCCATCTGATTCGCTTTCGGATCTTTCTTCAGATTTTTCTTCAGATTTTATGGAAGAATACGAGGATTTATTACCTAGCCAAAATTTAAATGTAAGAAAAAATGATTCTTTATATAAAATTTTAGAATCAGCGCGAGTAGAATTGCATAGCCTTACTCAAGCATTATCATTAGGTGATTTTGAATCTAGTTTAGAATTTATTTCTAATGCAAAGTCTGATCTAACAAAGTTAGAAGAATTAATTAAAAATCAAATCAAATAATAGTAGATAGCCTTTAATATCATAAAATAATATATATATGAACGGATTATTATGGCTTTACGTACTCGTACTGAACTTATAGAACCCAAAGATGTTGTACAACTTACTGCAGTATTTAAAGATCAAAACGGAACTCCAACTAATTTAGATTCTTATCCAAATATTACAATTATACAGCCTAGTGGTTTGATCAGTACCGGACCAACTAGTTCTGGCGTTATGCAAATATCAACAGGAAAATATCAATTTGATTATGAAATTGGATTTACTGGACCATATGGAGTGTGGAGTGATGTTTGGGAGGGTTATTTAAATGGATATAGGCTTGAAGCCACCTTTAATTTTGTTGTAGCTCATACGGATTTGCCAGGCATTAATACGGATGGTTATTGGCATTTAGGCGATGATCCTGGCTTCAACTTTACTCAAGTTGAAATTTTTAATATCAATAAATTGTTAAAAACTTTAAAAGCTAGACTAACAGCTTCAGGCAAATCAAAAAGCAAAGATGCCTATGGTAATATCATTTATGTTGATTGTAGTGTTTTTTCTATAGAAGTATTAGTGACATTTTTAGCTAATTCATTAACTTTGTTTAATGAAATTCCGCATATAACATTTTTTACTTTTGCTGACACTAGCTTTGTAGATCAATTTCATGATGTTATTGTGGAAGGCGCCGCTTTAATGGCATTAGGAAGTCAGGCATTAATAGAACGTGGGGCAGAATATTCAATTTCTGATAATGGAATTAATTTTACTCCACCGGCTATGAGCGAGTTATTAAATACTCAGTATTCTGCGCTTTTAACTCATAATTATGAAAAAGTAAAATTTATTAAAAATAGTTTCAAACCTCATCCTATGGGGTTGGGTAGTTTTAGTATGACAGGCAGCCAAAATCCAGCCTTCAGAAGATTAAGACTATTACGTCAAAGACAAATTTTTTAATTACTTTTTTTGCATTCTTGTGATGTATTCTCTTGACGAAATTAAACAAATTTCACCAAAAGTTTTATTGAAATTAATTCAAAAAGCCAAGAATTACCTTAAAACTAATGAAACAATGCAAGAGGTTTGTAATAAATATAATTTTAATATTGATGATATAGATTTAATTCCAGTAAAATTTGATGATATTGATGTTAGTGCTAAAACAGATAAAGGCATTGTAACTTTAAATTGGAAATTGTTAATAGATGGTGATTTTTTTAAAGATTTATCATATTTGGTGCATGAATTTACTCACTACATTCAACAATCAATAGAACCAACCCAATCAGCAGATGACGGTGACTATTTAAGTAATCCATATGAACAAGAAGGTTTTAAATATCAAATAAAATATATAGATGATCAATTTGGTAACGATGCTGCAGAAGATTATACTAATCAAGTATTAGATCATCATAATGAAAAAGGACAAGAAAGGGAAGAAAAAAAAGATATATTAATGGAATTAATGGAGTAAAATGCCATACTATTTAAATTTAAATAATGTGGGCATCACATCTGTTTCTTCTCAGGGAGACGGTTCTACTATTACACTTAAATGGTACAGGGCTTTTCCTGAAAAAACAACTAATTTGATGGCTTATAATATTTATATCGATACTATAAGACCAGATTTTGAATTTCAATTTTTTAATAAAAGCCCGGCTTTTGTATCTGTAGATGGTAAATTAACGGCAGATATAACTGGATTAGTTCCTGGACAAATGTATAGATTTGCTGTTAGACCAGTAGAATATGATCCTGATGTGTTTGATTTAAAAGACTTACCAATCGTTTTTAATAATTTAAGAATATACCCAGAAAGTCCACTAAGAGAAGATATTACAGAAAGCTCTGATATTATTCCTTTATTAAGTGTTGATGATTTTCCATCAACAGGGGTGGTTCGTGTTGGAGCTGAGCTAATACAATACAGTTCTGTGGATACCATTAATAATAATTTATTATTAACAAATGTATCTTTACAAAGGGGATTTAATGACACGGATATTACTTATCATACTGCTGACGGATATGATGGGTATACAACTTGGGATCCGACAGTTTTATTTTTTCCTATAGATATAGAAGATCAAAATACGGTTGTATTTGCAACACAAGATAGATTTGATTATCCAAACTATGCATTTACTTTAGAAGATGGTTATAGACAAAATATAAAAGATATTGTTAATGCCGATCTTAGTATAAGTGATGAAGTTAATGAAGATTTTCCGGCTTATGATTATGTTGGTTGGCATAGAATTGATCCGGTTGCATTATTTAATGGGGAATGTGTTGGAAGCTATTTTGGTGGACAACTTTATTGTGCAGACGGATATGATGGGGTTGGAAGAATTATAAGAGGTATTTCTGTAGATGATCGGAATACTCAACGTCAAGAAGTATTGTTATCGGTTATTGGTGAGCCCGTATGTTTAATTAAACGTCAATGGACCGGAATCAGGTGTTTTTGTATATTGGCAACCAGTGAACATCCAGATGCTAGGTGTAAAAAATGTTATGGTACTGGCTTTGTTGTAGGCTATCAACAATATTTTGATTCTAGAAACGCCGATGGAAGAATTCGTGTTAAAATTGAACCGTGGATAGATGATTTGCCTCTTATAGATAGTGGTTTAGATCCAGAAGCTACTAAACCAAATGCTTGGACTCTTGTATTACCAGCTATTAAAAAACGAGATTTTATTGTAAGATTTGATAAAGATGGTAATGAAGAGTTTAGATACGAAGTTATAAATGTAACTAGAAATATCTTATTTAATCAACAATTTGGTGCCCAAAAAATGACTTTACAAAGAATTCGTAAAACAGATATTATATATCAATTTAAAGTTTTCAAAAATACCGAAACAATGCCTACAGCATTTAATACTAGTATTAATAGTTCTTTGGGAATTATTCCACATTCTCATCAATTCATAACAAATGAAATGGCACCATTTAATTGGAATCAAGCCACCTCGATAAATCAGGGACATTCTCATATAATAAGTTGGAACCCAGTGTCTGGTATGTTAGAAGTATCGACAGAATTAGGTCATACACATCAATTATTATTTTAATTCTAAATATTTTTTATATTTTCTATCAAGAAAAATTGTAGAATTTTGATACATAAATTTATATATCTTACAAGAAATTGGGGTCCCGTTATAAGATATGTAATATATATTGTTTTTTTTACTTAATTTCTTATGTTCTTTATTAACTATTTTATTTTTATATAAAATATAATTTAGTTGATTAAGAAATTCAAACGATCCACATATACTTATACATCCATATAAATGTTTGTTTTTGTATATACTGCCATCACCATCAAAATATCCTAATAAAAAATAATTAACTAAAGGATGATTTAATAACCACTCTGGCATTTGATAATTTTGGGATTTTCTTTCTTCAATACCAAACATTTTGAGGCTTTCACATATACGTTTTGATCCTATCTGTAAAGATGATTTTTTATAAATTTTATTTGTAATACTATCATGAATTGGTCCATTATACTCCATTAGTATTTTCATTTTTTCTAAATGATTTTTATCTTTTGTTGAAAGGCTTATTGATAACACTGACGGTTTAGTTGCATTTGGTTGTTTATAAATACACCCATCGGCAGCAATAAATCCAGCAATATAAAAAACTTCTGAAGTTACTTGATTAAAAAAATTTTCATTCAGAGTGTACGTGTTATTTATTTCAATATTTAAATATTTTAATAATTTATTTATTGTAATATGATGCATTTTATATTTTTTTGCCACACCGGTTGTTCCTAATTTTTCATAATCTTTTATAAATATTTTATGATTTATATTAAGTATTTTTTTACTAGGTTTATATTTCTTTATACCATAAAGAATTAAAAATTTTGATAATGTATCTTTATCGATGTCAAGTATTTTTGATATTATTTTGATTTTTTTATATTTTTGATATATTTGTTCAAGTTCTTGTTTTGTTATTAATCGTTGTACTCTATTGTGACGTTCCATATAATACCTTCTTTTGTATACATTATATCTGTTTATGCATAAATTCATATAATTGTAGGAATTGGACCACTATGTCTCACGCCACTACATTTGTACCAGGAATTGGACGTTTCGCCCTCGACCGCTACGATTTCAAAAATCATGTTGATGGGTATAACACAAATCATAATGCTGATGATATTACTATTATTCCCAGTATTTATATTAGTGATGTTGAACAAACTGATGTATATAGTGCTATTAGCTCAATTAGTGATGAATTAACTATTATCGGATTATCTGGTAAGGGATTTATTACTGTTGGCGACGGTTATGATACTTATCGTAAATCCAATCAAGAAGAATTAGATTATGATATTAATGCTCCTTACGATTCAAGCGTTCCTGCCTTCAATACATATTTAGATAATTTATTAAATATTAGTGATCCATCTGATCCTGATTATAATAATTTACATCCTCGTATTAGATCTGGTGGAGTTGTACTCATTAAAGCAGGTACTTATAAATTTACTGGAAGTGTAAATGTGCCTACGGGTATGATTTTGATGGGAGAAGGATACGGTACTAAAATTGTTAATCAAATGGTATCGCCGGCGCCCTTATTTATAATAAAAGCAGATAGTACTAGAGTGCCTGATAGTGGGGTTGATTCAACGCTACCATTTATATTTGCAAAAGAAACTATATTTATTAATTTAACTATTGCAGATAATTTTTTGGAACCAAAATTTTTGGGCGATACTTCATATAAGTTACCTATTAATAATGATTCGGTGTATCCATTAATTTCTTTAGAAGAGGGGGCTAGCTTATCTTGTGAAAACGTAAGAATAATGGGGAAAACCGTTTATAGTGTTGGCGTAATTAGTGATATAAGCTCATTTGCTATTAAGACAGATTCAACGTTGCCAGTAACTAGTGGTACTAGATTAAAAATTTTAAATTCTTCAATAGATGGTTTTGCTGTACCTATTCAATTTACAGCATCGGGCGGTGCGGGATCTGGTTATAAAGATAGTTTAATTGTTAATAATAATTTAATAAGAGGTTATGGATTTTTAAATAGTGATTTTGTTACAGCCAGTAATAATACTATTATAAAGATAAATGCTTGTAATGCCAATATTAATAATAATTATTTTATGGGATATGATAGCACCGTATCGTCTTTAATTTATATTAATAATCCTACAATTCCTCTTTTACAATCATTAAGTAAAGTTAATATTTCTAATAATAATATAGTTATTAAGCCTGGTGATAATTCTGTAAATACTACATTTGAATTAGTTAAATATAATAATACGGTATCTCCTAATAGATCTGATTTTTATGTATCTGTTATTAAAACTGGAAATCAATTTAATGGGGTATTAGAAACAAATTTAAAAGTATTAAAAATAACAGCTTCTTCTCCAACTGCTTATTTATTTTTAGACTCTAATACTGCCGAATTTTTACTGTTAGTAGATACTACATCTATTGCTCCTACTATATTTTTACCACCACATTTGGCTGGTAGAAAAGTTACTGTAAAAGATATTGCAGATAATGCTAGTAATAATAATATTACGTTAGCCAGAAATGGTAGTACTGGTAATATTGAAAATTACGCTGGAAGTTTTGTTATGGAAAATGATTCTCAAAGCGCTATATTAGTAAGTGATGGAACTAATTGGTGGTTTGTATAAGGATATTAGATGGCTCGATTATATAAAAAAGTATATCCTGATGGTGGTGCAATGTATAATTGGACAGTTCCAGCAGGTGTAAAAGATATTGAAATATATGCTATGGGCGGTGGCGGTGGCGGAGGTGGCGGCTCTGCAGGCAGCCCCGGTGTACTTGGTTCTAATATACCCGGGGGTGGCGGAGGAGGGGGCGCTACAGCGTCTATAATTAAATTATCTGTTACGCCAGGGACGGCATTTGTCATATATGTTGGAAGCGGTGGCGGAGGTGGGGCTGGAGGAATAACTGGAGGTACAGAAGATGGTTCAGATGGTAATGATGGAGAAGCGTCTGTATTTGATTATGGTGGTTCTAATCCGATATATTTTTATGGTGGAACAGGTGGTCCGGGAGGAGTTCAATTCTCCGGAACAGATAATAGATATGGTGGTTCAAGTTTAAAATCATCCTATGCTCAACAAATAGTAGATCATGATAATATGGACGCCCCTTTGCCGTATGGTTTTTCAAATCAACCCGGCGATGGTGGTATGAGCGGATTAAGCGCTTCTTCTGAATGGCCGGTTACCGGGGGTTCTTGGCATTTTATATCTAGTTCATCTAATACCCCAGGAAATGCAGGTGTTGATGGTACTAGAGGCTCCGGCGGCGGCGGTGGCGGAATATCTAATTTTCCGGGCTCTTCTGGAGGTAATGGTGGTACTGGTGGAGATTTAGGCGGCGGCGGACCTGATCCGGGTACAGCTGGTACAAATGGCGGAGTCGGCACATTGGGAGGAGGTGGCGGCGGTGGCGGCGGTGGCGGCAACGGAGCTAGTATTTCTAGTAATGGCGGAGATGGTGATGGGGGTGGTGACGGTAGAGTAATTATTAGTTATTTTATTTAAATAATAATTAAAATGATATATTAAAGGTACAATGACAGAATTTTTATCTATTTTTTTAACTTGGCAATTTTTGGTACTTTGCGTAGGAATTGCGGCAATCACTTTTGTTATTAGAACAATAATAGAGTATTTCATTTTAAATAATCCTCGTATGCCCGGCAATAGTCAATCTAGATTTTGGAGAGATCTTGCTTTAGTTATTTTACCGATTGGTTTAGGTATTTTATTTGCTGTATTTGGCAAATCTTTTCCATATCCGGAAGCTATTTCAGAACCATATAGTAAATTTTTATTTAGTTCTTCGGCAGGATTATTAAGTCCTACTTTATATAGAGTTATTAAGGCTTTATTTTGGAAACCAACCGGAATAGATTATAATCCTATACCTTATCCAGTTTATAATCCTCAAATTAATCCTGTATATCCGGTAAATCCTACTCCAAATCCTTTTCCTATAAACCCATTTCCAAATAATTCGAATGGACCAGTTTTAAATAATAATTTTTCTTCTCCGCCATCTCCTCAACCCCCGGTTCATCCTTTATCTAAAACGGCAGATGATCCTTCTACAGATCCTATTGAGCCTAAAATTTAATAAAATTAAATATTTATTTACGGAACATAATTTTGCATTATTTGTATGAATAGGGTGTATTTTGTTTTACGTGTACATATATAGAAATAAAATAAATTATAAAATATATGTTGGTAAAACTGGAAATTTGTCACAAAGAATGACAGATCATAAAAAAATGAGAGGAGACTGTCCTAAATTTCATAATGCTATTAAAAAATATGGAATAGATACATTTGATATTTTTATTTTATGTAAATTTGATAAAGAAAACGAATGTTTAAATGCTGAAAAATATTATATAAATTATTTTAAATCGAATATTAATAAATTTGGTTATAATTTAACTAATGGTGGTGATGGTGTTTCTGGATATAAGCATACAAAAGAAAGTAAACAAAAAATGTCATTAGCACTAAAAGGTAGAACAAGTCCAATGAAAGGAAAACATCACTCAAAAGAAACTATTATTAAATTATCTAATTCACATAAAGGAAAAAAAGGATACTGGAAAGATAAAAAATTATCCTATAATCATAAAAAAAAATTATCTAATTCGCATAAAGGATATATTATGCCAGATAAACAAAAAAAGATAATAAGTATTACCAATACAGGTAAAAAATGTAATTGGATCAAACGCGGGGTAAATAATTATAATAGTAAACTTAATTTGGAAGATGTCTCTAAAATAAGAGAATTATATAAAACAAATAATTATACATATAAAGATATTGCCTACCTATATAATATAGGACCGACAACCGTTTATCGTATAATTAAAAATATAAATTATATTAATAATGATTATTTTGAATCAAAAGAACATTCACAACATTTAAAATCTCAAAAAAAATTAAATATAAATCAAGTTATAGAGATAAAAAAATTATTACTTGATGGATTTAAAAATATTGAAATAGCTAAAAAATATAATGTTGATAGTTCATTAATTTCTGCTATAAAAATAGGTAGAATTTGGAAACATATTAAAGGTTAATTATGACAAAATTTCCATCAGCACTTGATACAGATTTAGAATTACCACCCGTGTGGGACAACATAGTAGAAATTGGCGAAGAAGCAATAAATGCAGTACGATCAGCTATGTTTGCAGTTGAAGAAACGCTCGGGATCAATCCACAAGGTAGCCTTTCATCAGTTGCAGATCGATTAAATGTTTCGTTAAATGCAGATGGTACTGTTAAGCCTTCTGCGATAGCTGGTTTAGGATTAGTTGTATTACCAATTACTAATGATCAAGTTTCGCCGACTGCAGCAATAGATGAATCTAAATTAAATCTTATTTATTCTACTTCATTTTTATATACTTTATTTGCAAATTTAGATGCAGCTGTTGATGTTTTAGAAGGATTTGTATCAACAACTGGTATTAAAGTAGAACCACATATTTCTGGCGCTGCTTTTAGACATAAATTGTCTCACATTGATATGAATTCTGGTACTTTGAATAAAGTAAATATTAGTACTGGTACTGTGATTTCTCGTGATTTAACAAATGCTTACACATTTGCTTCAGAATTATCTAATGATTTATTATCTCATACAAGAGCTGATAATTCAGGAAATACTACAACACCTCCAGCAAATCAAGCACACAATGCTTCTGGTATTTATATAAATTCTTCTAATTTCGTCTCTGTTCCACAAACAGCTGATGATTTGCAAAGTTTTGCTGAATTCGTGGATAATTCCAGTTTAGTTTTATTGGGCAGTAGAACACAAAATCTTTTTGGTAATGGTATACCTAGGGCTACACGTAATACTTCATTAATAAATGATACCGCCGCTGAAGCGATAGTAGATCCAACTCCAGCTACAACTTATTTATTATTTAGTGCTGCTACTGCACCAGTAGATGATATTGAACACGGTGATAATGTAATTTTATTAAACCCTGGTTCAGAAGTATTAGCAAATAATACTTTTGATGCTCAATTTTCACAAGTTAAACCAGGTGATTATATCACAATTAATTATGGTAATGGTACTGTTCCGGTACAATTTACAATTGATTCAACCAAAAAGTTTTTAAATGGATCTACAAGAGTTTACTCTGTTAGAATAAATGGGAAAAATCTTTATGCATCCTCTGATGCAATAATTAGAATTGATCGTCCGTTCTTTCATAATTCAAAATATAATTCATTAGCATTAGCTGCTGCTAATAATAGTTTTTCTGAATTACCAAGTTTAATTATATCAAATCCGGGAGGGGCAACAGCGTTAGGTATTGGATTTGATCCGGATAAATTAGATCAAGGTCATTACAATTTATATTTGGCATTATATCCTACTGGTAATCCTGTAGAAAAAACTTTAGTATTACCAGCAATAGATGTTACCGGAGATACCGGAAATAATGTTGGCAGTTATAGTTTAGATGGTGTTGTTGAAACAATTAATAATAAATTTAGACAGCCGGGATTTAATTTTAGATTTATCGCTTTTGCTTATCAAGGACAAATTGGTATTACTTTAGCTGACAGATATAATGATGCTAGTTTCTCAATTATTTCTGGTAATCCTGATGGTTATGGCGATTATACTGCATCATCTAATGCATCATTTCCAAATAATATAGTTGATAACTATAATGGAATTGATCCATTTGGATTTGGATTAAGCGGAGCCAATGTAGCTAGCCCACCATTTGCTATTAGTTATTCTACTCCCGCAACTGCATTGGCTGCTCCTACTGTAATATTTTCTCCATTAAGAAAAAACTTTTTCTATGTTGATGGTGTTGAACGTGATGATTTTGCTCTCGAAGTTAATACAATTAAAGACGGTTATGGCGATGGATACTGGGCAGCCACTTTAATAACTAAACAGATTTTAGCTAATAGAGTAGAAGTTGCTTATGAAATTCCATTAGATTTATGTACATCCGGATTAAAAGTTGGTAAAACATTAGTTGTACAACCTGCGGTCGATATTGATAGTTCAAGTTATAATGCTGTAGATTATGGTAGATTTATAATTAGTAATATTGCTTTTAATAATTGTCCAGGACCCACAAGTACTACAACTATTACTGTATATGATGCTATACATGGCACCGGAGTATCGCCTTATTTATCATCAATTAATTTACCAGTATTTATATATTTTTCAGATGATTCTGTTTCATTTAATAAAGAACACGTTAGTGATCCAATTACAAATGTTTCATTTAAACGATTTTTTGAAGTATTTATTGATGCTAATGGAAAATCATTTACTCATGAACGTGCGAGATTTAATACTAGCGGTAGTAATCTAACTGTTGATAGCATTAATTCATTTACTTTGTATAGTTCTGCAGAAATGGCAGCTATTAATCTAGTTGATATTTCTCCAAAATTAAGAGGATATGCTTTTGGACAATATCGCAAAATATCTCTTATATTTAATAATTATAATGAAGTAAATGGAACTTTTGATGGATATATGTGTAAGTTTGAATCACCATCCACATATACTCATATAGGACCAACATCTTCTGGTAAAAAAGGTGAAGTTGTAAGATTTTATGATGATACTCATGTAGATTATATTGATGTGTCAATTTCTAGAAGTTCTGCTGTTTCAACATTTGCAAATAAACAAATAGATATTCAGCTTTTCCCATCATTACAAGATAATAGAGAGAAAATAATTATTGGAACTTGTCAATTACAAGATACTAATAAACAAATTACTTATCTTAAAGATAAAAGACAGTTTGGCAATATAACTGAACGTCAATTTTCCACCTCAGCGATTAATTATATTAATGCCCCTCAACGGCTATTAAATGAAAACGGTATTGTTAGAGGATTTGATCTTGTTTCATCAACAACTTTAACAAATGATAATGAAATAAGCGTTCGTGGAGGTGCTGCCCTTATTGATGGTAAATTGCTAGATTTTAATGACGCTATACTTTCTATTCCTATAGTGCGTGAAAGTTTATCTCCAGGATTTACAACTAACGTTGATACTATTAGATGGTATTTATGTATAAATTCTAGTGGAGAATTTGAATTTATAGCATCCACAGATTATGATACTTCTCTAACAGGTACATACGGTTCATTAACTCATGAACGTTTATTTTATGTAAAAAATCCGACCTTAGGTTCGGGGTCTGCTTATCCAATTAGAGCAACTTATTTTAATAAATTATTATCTGATTTTAAAGATTTATTACCGCTTTATGTTGTTACAGCAACTGTTGGATTATCTACAACATGGAAAGTGACAAGTGCTACTATAAGCGATACCAGACGTTTTATTGAAAAAGGATATAACGGATTATCTCAACCATTTACATTGGGTAGACTAGCTTCATTTAGAACATTAGAATCTTTTCAAACATATATTAATGAATTAACTTCTTATATTTCTTTTGTTAATGATGGTAGAAGTATTTTTGGACAATCCGTTTATGTTAGAGATACGATGGATATTTCAGGAGCTACCTTCAATCACGCAGTTAAGATTAAATATATTGGTGATGGTGGAAAATTTACGTTTAGTTCGCCAGTAACTGTTAATCAAAATACAGAATTTAATAATCTTAATATGACTATAAGTGATGGATATGGTATTAAAATTACAGGCAATGATGTAACAATAGATAGTTGTAATATCACTTATAGTTATGATGCTACTAGCGATAGCGATTTTTCTTCTAGCCAATTAAGTAATTTAGGTAAAGCTTGTATATATGGTATAAGTTCTGATTTTACTAATTCGAGAGGAAAAAATATCAGTATCAAAAATTGTAAATTTACTACCTCAGTGAGCAATCATTTTCCATTTATTGCATTACTTTTAAATGGACAAACTCATTATTATGAAAATATCATTATAGAAAATAATCAAATTGAAAATTCAATTTCTAGTGATGATAAATTAGTAGCAATAGCTTTATCAAGCATGTATATATCTACTCCTAGCACACAAACCGGCGCTAGATTGGTTAATTGTAGAATATCTAAAAATGTTTGTAATAAAAATCAATTAATTATAATGAGTGGTAGTGCAAATGGTTCAAGTAAAATTGCCAATATGCCTGTTCCAGTAAATGTAAGTATAGATAAAAATATTTGTGGAGCGATTTGTTACCTAACAAGACAAGATAGGGCGTTAAATATTGCAAATACGACTACCATACTTGATAAAGATAATATGTTGTTAATTTCTCAAAATATGTGTAGATATATTTATTGTGGAACAAATAAAGGATTTATTAATGTGGTAGGATCTTCTAATAGAGTATACGAAGGGGATGATTCGACTTGCGGTATTTTATCAGGATCTGACATTTACTCTAGCTCAGTAATAATTGATAAGAATACTTGTTCGTGGATTCAAGTAGGAGTTAAAAATCCAACTTCTTACAGTTTTGAGACTCCTATTTTGGAAATTTCTAATAATAAAATAAACGCTTATAATGCAACCTTTTTAGATGATTATCATTCTGTCATTTCTGCAAATAATATAGGGCTGATAGCTGATAGTATAGTTGGAACATAATGTCATTAGAAACTACACTTGCAAATATAGTTATTAAAAATAACACTATTGATCAGGGGAAGTTTTCTGATGGAATATCGCCCGTATCGTATAATTATACTTATCATATGTGGGTTTTTGGTTCAGCAACAATTGATGGTAATGCTTTTGTGGGACCATCAATCAGTTCTGATATGCTTAATATAGATAATTGTAGTTGTATTATAACAAATAATAAATTTATTAGAGGTAGTGTTAGTATAAATTCTTATATAAGGAATTATGGTAGTAATGAACAAAGTATAACTAATAATATATTTGATCAGCCAACAACTGATGGTACAACAGAAACTTTAGTACTTAATTTAACTGATACCTCTATATATGAGAGAAATAAAAATCAAACCAATACAATTATGGTTATGATGGAAGATCAAAATACTACAACATCACCTTGGTTTTGGGATACGTCCACAAATTATGATCATCATATTCTTGGTAGGGCTTCATCGCCACCAAGCTCTGGTGCAGCTTATCTAATACAAGGCGGTCTAGTAAGTAATTCTGCAAATGTCGGTCCGTTAAGAAATGTTGCTTATTTTGTTAATCTTTCACGGGTATTACCCAAAAATGTTCACGTAATGAGCGCATTGATAGGATTTAAATACGATCAATTACAATCAAATATAGATCAAACCACCACATCAACATTATTATTAAGGTTATCAAAAACATTAGCAACAAAGCCGCTAACTAATCCATTTAGCAGCCCTACATCTACAATGGCAAATATAGCAGCTGTATTTTCAGAAGGTAACTTAGAAAATTCCGCAGATGTTTCCACAACAATAACAAACGGTAATTATAATACCACTAATTATTATTCTCTTACTAATGATTATTCAACTTCTTATATAAATAATCATATTACAGATTTAATAATGATTTTTAGATATAATTTTGCTACAACAGCAAATGCTGGTACATCAAGTTATATATTATCACCGCTGCTCGTTAAATATAGGTGGGTATAATGGCTTTAACATCTTCTATAACGGCTATTAAAATAAATAATAATATTATTGATACTGGAAGTTTTTCTAATGGCATTTCTTCTACTAATTATACATATGATTCATTATTGTCATTATATGGTAGTGCCAATATTAAAGGAAATACTTTTTCTGGATGTGTCGGCGGTAGTTCAGGATCTACTGATTTAATAACGGTGTATGACGGTTCATGTAATTTTGTAGATAATATTTTTATAAGAGGGGCTGGTTCACCTGTTAATTCATATATTAATATGGTTGGCTCATATGATCAGATTATTACTAACAATATATTTGATCAATTTACAACTGATGGTTCATCAGATGAATTAATATCTGGATTAACACAAGGATCTACATTTGTAAATAATAAAAACCAATCGATTCTAATTGAAGTTCCGCTAACATCAGATATGATGATGTATAGTGATTCAAGTACTGGTGCAACATGGACGGGTACATATGGTTCTGTAAATTCAGTTTTTCCTGCAGAAGTTCCATATGTTACTAGCACTACAGGTCCTAATGGTGATTTTTTAACTATTGAAGATAGTGCAGGGGCAGTTACAAGAAGTTGGATTAAAAGATTTAATTTAGCTACTTTAATCCCCAGGGGTGCTAAAATTATTAATGCACAAGCCGGTACCGCTGCAATTGGCGGTGTTGCTTTAGTAAATGGTTCTAGTTTTTTTGGAATAAGATTAACAAGCCATAAAAAGATTGCTTTACAGGGTACGACCGGAACTATTTTAGATGTAATTGCAAACAGAGATACTGTCAATAATTACGTACAACGAGACGCATATGCAAGTACAGCAATGGATGCTTTAACATATGCTACAACTTATGTTGCACTAGATACGACAAATTATTTATCTTCTGATGTTTCTGAAGATTATCGAATGGGATATAATTATAATACCACATTAGAGTGGAAATTTTCATATACTAAAATAGATGGAAGTACAGTTGGTTATGTATTTTCGCCAGTTATAATTAAATATAGGTGGTAAATTAATGGTCTCGACAAATTTTTATAAATCAGATCTTAATAAGATACATAATATAGTGCAAAATACTATGAATTTGCACTCAAAAGAACTTATTTTATTTTCATTAAGAGATTTTTTTGCTCAAGATACATTTTATCGATATGTTACAGACCATTATGGTTATCCAAAGGTAGTAGATGTAACAGATTTGCCTTTAGAAGCTGGAATTAATGATGATTCTACTACCAGAATATGTATTCAAGAAGCATTTAAAATGGAACCCGATTTTTATCCAGCTTTAATAGTTAAATCAGGGTCTTTTAATTCTATACCTATTTCTTTAAATAGAGAGACCTCCTGTGTTCAGTGGGATGATTTAATTTTTCAAGATGGCTATGGTAATATTAAAACTTTTAGAACACCAATTCATTTTATTTTTGCAGGGGCATGGGAAGGCACGATTAATATTGATATTTTAGCCAGAGATATGCGCTCTAGAGATGATTTAGTTGATTTGACATCCATTTATTTCGTAGATGTTGCTTTTAATGAATTAGTAAAAGAAGGAATAGTGGTATTAAACGTATCAACAAGTGGTCCAACAGATACTGATGATAGAAATCATAGATTATTTAAAGATACTGTAAATTTAAAAATACGTACCGAGTGGCGCCGTCACGTTCCAATAGAAAATATTATAGAAATAATTAATGCGGCTATAGAATTTGGACAAGTTGATGAGGAAATAATAGCACCGAATTTAACTATCAATACAGAACAAACCTTACAAGAAATATTAAATAATCTGTAATTTTCGTTAATTTAGGTATTAAATAACCGGGTAATAATATCATATTTTACTGATAGTTTGGATTACTATGAATAATAAGGATAAAAATGGCTAATCTTCCTGCCGGCGCATCTACACTACCTGGCGTTACAACTGATATTATTACGCAGACGGCCGGGGTCTCAGTTCCAGGTGGCACACGCTTAGCGCTTTTGGTTGGTACTGGTGCAAGAACAGAGGTTGTTGTTGCTTCTGCAGTAGGTAATGGTAATGATGGATTAAATTCTGAATACACATCTACTACTGGTAGAGATAGTCGACACTTCGTACTTAAAAATGCCCCTATAGTTTCCAATCGCACACAGCTTTTTAAAAATGGGCTTCCACTTGTTGGTATTGAAAGCACTCTCCCTGATTCTAATTCTTTTGATAATAGATATGATTATCGAATCGATATTGCAAATGGAAGAATAGAATTACAAACAGCTTATATTATCGATCAAGGCGGCTCGCTCTATTCTATTGGTTCTACAAATGTTGGGTTAGGTAATTTAGATGGTTATGGTGGTCCCACATTAGATGATGAAAATGCTCCAACAGAAACATGGACCATTAAATGCATTTCGGTACAACGTAATAGTTTAAATCAACCCGTACAAGATACGGCAAAATTTATTGCTTTTGGTTCTGTTTCAGGGGTTAAACTAAATTCTTCAGGCAGCCCTATTGTATGGGTAGCTAATGGACAATTAGTAAGTAACGGTATAATTAGTTTCGCTATTAATGAAACTAAATCTATGAGCACATCAGTTTCACCTTTCAGGGAGGGTGATTATTTCACTTTACAAGTTAAAGGTGGTGCTCTTAGTCGTAATGATTCGTTAACTGCTACATATATATCTGTAGCTGATATTAATGATCCTGAATTTTTTACTTCGGCAGATGAATTAGTTGCTAAACACGGTTCGCCAAGTACTGAAAATACTCTTTCATTAGGTGCTCAGTTAGCATTTTCTAATAGTCCACCAGGCGTTTATGCTTTGCAAGCTAAACCGCCACTTCCACGTAGAACTTCAATTAATTTGGTATCAAGTTTTGATGCAACATCTACGGATGTAGATGATTTCGTGGTTCCGTTACCTTTAGGAGTAATGCCTGATTTAGATACTGATATTCACTTTTTTGTTACTGATCCTACAACAAAAGTTGAAACACAACTTCTACCAAATAAATGGGATTTCTATACTTTAGATACTGCAGGAAATCCAACTACAGACGCTTTTGTGTTTGATGATGTAGACCCTCCTGGCGGCTACTCATTCTCATATTCTGTTAATCAAAGTGATGCGGTACTTAATTTTGGTAATGACGGTTATTTAAACAGAAGCCTAACTTCATCGGTTTTAGGCACTTTTAGTGTTGATGGCACCACATTTACTTCATCATATGTTGGTAAGAAATTAAAGATATTTGATTCAGTTAATTTGGCAAATAGTGGTACTTGGGACGTTATCGGTGTTACCGATGGTGAATTAAATATTCAAGCTACCGGTACAACTCCATTTGATGCTTTCGTTACTGATGCTGCCAATGTTGATTTCTATCTTTTAAATCCAGTTACTGGATTAACTGTTGCATTAAGTACGGCAACAGATGGTTATATAGCTCCACTTGCCGGTATTCAAGCCACGTTTGGAAGCTTAAGTATTGATTTTACAACATTAGCGGCTGGAGAAGGACTACCGTTAACAATAGCTGGATTAAAATTAGTTGTAACAGATTCGACTACGGCTACAAATATCGGAACTTTTGATATTATTTCTGATAGCGGTGGAGGAGCCATTGTTATTTCGAAATCATTTGTAAGCGAACATGATCTTGATTACGAAGTATTAGATACTTCAAGTACTAGCAGTTATATCGTATTAAATCATAATATTGTGCCAGATGGTAATTCATTACGCATAACATTAATTGATGAGCGTGATGCTGACTTCTATGATGCTGGTTGGATAGCAGCTCTTGAAAAATTGGAAACAATTGAAGTTGATATATTGGTTCCGCTACCAACACAAACGCCTTCAATTATTTTCCAAAATTTCTTAAATCATTGTATTACAATGAGCAATTTAAGAAATAAGAGAGAGCGTGTACTATTTACCGGAGCAATTCAAGGATTAGCGCCTGAAAATCTAACAGGAGCCGAGCCTGCTGCCGTAGAAGATATTGGTATTCTTGAAGGTATTCAAGGTGATAATATCAGTGAAATTTTGGCTGGTAATACCGAAGATTTAACCAACTATTCGGTTGCTGATGGATTCGGGCATACGTTTAGAGCAATGTATTTTTGGCCTGATGAAATTGTTGCTGTGGTTGGTGGAGAAAACACAATTATTGATGGTTTCTATATTGCTGCTGCAGCCGCAGGGCTTGTATCTGGTACAGCCAATATTGCAATGCCACTAACTCAAAAAGTAATTAGTGGATTTAATATTCTTCGTGATAAAACACTTTCGGTTACAACTATGGAACAATTGGCTGCTGCAGGTGTAACTGTACTACAACCGGTTGCTGGTGGTGGAAGAGTTATCTGGGGCAAGACAACAACGCAAAGCGGTTTCCCAGAAGAAGAAGAAATGTCGATCGTCTTTATTAGAGATCGTATTGCTAAGTCTTTACGTACTGGCTTTGCAGGATTTATTGGAATTCCTGAAGATCCAGATGTTATTCCAATGTTAACAACTAGGGCGGTTGGATTATTAAATGCATTTATTGCTCAAAATATAATCACAGACTTTGCTAGCTTGGTAGTTAGACGTGACTCTGTAGATCCAAGACAATGGAATATTAGTGTGAAAGTGCAGCCTAACTATCCTGTCAATTTCATTTTCATAAGAGTTGGAATCGGCACGATATAAATAGATTTATGAAATTTGAAGGTAATTTTCTAAATCAAGTCAAATTGCTATTTGATCAACATATCGGTTCCAGAGAAATTGCTCAAAAACTTGGCTGCACTCGTTGGAAAGTACAGCAAGCTTATAAAGAACTTGGAATCAATAACATTGGTAGACATAAAAAACGTACCGCTCGTCTTTATTCTTTATGTCGAGCGGTGCTGTAAAATTTGTAATATAATAAAATCAATAGATCAATTTAGACAAAGAGAAAAAAAGAATCGTATTTTCCAGCTCTATTTTACTTTTATAAAAGATGAAAATTTACGATTTATAAATTTAAGTATAATATTTTAGACGTGTCAAAAAACGAGATATAATAAATGAAAGTTTGTTCTAAATGTAAGTTATCTAAACCATTAGATTCCTTTTCAGTTAAAAATAAGACTAATGTAATTAAATATAATTCTTGGTGTAAATCTTGTTTCAACATATATCAAAAAAATAAGCGAAGTAATAAATGTAAAATTACAATATATAATGATGAATTTCTTAATAAAGTATTAGTGTTATTTAATCAAGGGTTGGGAAAAGTAAAAATAAGTAGAATATTAAACGTGCATCCTTGTAAAATTAATAGGGCTTATATTAAATTAGGGATCAAAAACAGTTATCTAACAAAAAATAAAAATAACACTAGAAAAACGCACCTAATAACAGAAAAATATTGCAAATTATGTGAGAAAACTATTCCTATTGAAAATTTTTTCTTCTACATTGATAAATGTGGCAGAAAGAGAATTAAATTCATATGTAAATTTCATCAAAAAATTAAAGATAAAATAAGATTAAAATTAAGATATGAAAAATTAAAAAATACTTTAAAATTTAAAAAATCTCGTAACCAATATATTAAAAATAAATATAAAACTGATATTAATTTTAGATTAAAATCAAATATATCAAAATTATTAAATAAATATTTAAAACGTAATTGTAAAAAGAAGGCTGGAAATACTTGTCAAAACCTTTTAGGATATTCTATCGCACAATTAAAAAATCATTTAGAAAATTTATTTGAGTCCTGGATGAATTGGAGTAATTGGGGTAAATATAATGCTAAAATTTGGGATGATAACGATCCTTCTACTTGGACCTGGCAGATTGATCACATTGTTCCCCAATCAGATTTGCCATCATTAATTATTGGTGATGATAATTTTAAAAAATGTTGGGCATTAGAAAATTTAAGACCATATTCCGCTAAACTAAATTTTTTAGACGGCGTTTATAGGATAAGGCATAAAAAGTAATATTAAGATATACATATGTAAGTTTTTTATGCATTTAAAGGATATATATGCCTCTTCTGACGCCCCAAACCAAAAGTATCATCGAGAACCCAAATGGTAGCAATAGAACCGGTACGGCTCTTTCTACTCATATTGTAATTCGTGTTGGTCCCAACCCAGTTGGCGCTGTTCAAAGTATAGAAATTAGAGAAGAAAGAACTGTAACCCCTGTTGATGAAGTTGGTACAGATGGTCATATTGATAGTGCTCCAACCCGGTCTACAAATATTTCTGGAAATTGTCGTAGAATTCGTTATGATCGTATTCGTGTTGCCGAAGCATTTAGTCGTGGCTTCTTACATGCAAAATCACAACGTATTCCATTTAATATAGATATTTATGACAAATGGAATGGTGACGGCGCAGATAGTATGATTGTTACCACAATTAAAAATGTATGGATAACTGGAATTGATTATTCATATACTGCTGATAACTGGATTATTACAGATAATATGTCATGGATGGCAGAAGATATTGGCAGTACTATTCAAGGCGGACCGGCTACGGCAGGTCTTGGTGGTCCACGCGCTCTAACGTTACAAACTGATGTCGAAGGAATTGAACAACGTGCTGATCGTGGTATGTTACGCGGCGCCCTTGACTCTTCATTCAGCCCAAGTACCGGACTTATAAATAGTATCTTTGGGGGCTTTTAAACAGAAAACACACATATTTATGTATTAAAATATGCATTATCTGTATAAGATCACAAATTTAGTCAATAATAAAATTTATATTGGACAAACTGTACAGCCAAATAAGCGTTGGTGGCAGCATCGATTTGAAGCTGCCAATCCAACTAAAGTAATACATTATGCCATTAATAAATACGGTGCTCATAATTTTGTTTTTGAAGTTATAGCTATGTCAAAAACAAAAAATGACGCCAATATTATTGAGATAGAGTTGATACGACAATATCAATCACATGTTTCCACTGGGTTAGGATATAATAATGCCATTGGTGGTAATAGTAATTCTGGATATCATCACTCCGAAGAAACTAGAAGAAAAATATCCAAAGCTAATAAAGGACAAAAACAAACACCAGAACAAAAAAAATTATTATTTGAAGGGTTAGCGAAGTGGGTAGAAGAAAATGGACCGCCACATAAAGGCAAAAAACATACCAAAGAAAGTAAACAAAAAATGTCAGAAAGCCATAAAGGTTATTCTGCCTGGAATAAAGGTTTGATTGATTGTTTTTCAGAAGAAACGCGTCAAAAAATGGCTAATGCCAAAAGAGGTAAAAAAGCCTCCGAAGAGACTAAAAGAAAAATGTCAATATCTCGCACCAAAAACCGAAAATGTAGTATTGAAGATTGTGATAACCCGCATGACGCAAAAGGATATTGTTCCAAACATTATTATCAATATATAGATAGAGAACAAGTAAAAAAAAGAAAAAAGCGTTACTACGAACGTCATAAACGTTAATATTATAATTAATAACCTCACATCATTTGATATATATGTTAAATGATTGTGAGGTTTATTAATGTCTTCATCATTTTATAAAAAAACAGCAGAACCACAAACTAAATTACGAGAATTTAATGTGGGAGATCCGGATGAAATGCCATCTATACCTGTAACTCAACCAACTTATTTACAAAATTCACAGGGATATGAATTATCTCCTGCCGAAAGAGATGAATTACAAAAATTAAGACAAGAAACAATAGCTAATAAAAATAAAGTAGGTGGTCATGCCAAACAAAGAATTGAATTATTAGCCAATATTGGTAGATTATTCAAAGACGTTGAAATTGATGGTATTGTTTTCTCATTACGTACTTTAAAAGCTAAAGAGTCAAGAGAAGCAATGCTTTCTATATTTAAATGTACAAATGATGCTGATGCAGCTTTTGAAATTAGACGTCAAACTCTAGCTCGAGCCATTTTTAAAATAGATGGACAAGACATTGAGTCTACATTAGGTGGGGCGGATTTTGATCTTAAATTGGGTTTGGTCGATGATATGGAAGAAACAATTATAACCAAATTATATAATGAATTCAATGAATTGAGGCACGAAGTTGGCGTTAAATACGGTATTGAAAGCGAAACTCAAGCAAAGGAGGTTGCTGAAGATCTAAAAAAATAGTTAAGGAGCCGGATCATAGGTTTTTATGGTATCTATGTAAGACTTTTAAGAAATTTCCAGATGATCCTGAATTAGAGGACATGGATCCGGTTACCAAAATGTATATGTTCCATCATTGGTTAGAAGATACTAACGAGCAAGTTGAATTAGCCAAATATCATGGCTATTTAATAGGTTCGTTTACTAATCCAGAAGCAGTTAAACAAATGATTGGTGGAAATACTATTTCTGCCTCTGAAGAAGATTTTGAAGAAACTTCTAAATGGATTACAGAAGATATTAAGCAAGAAAGCCACCCCCCCAAACGACGTCGACGTAAACGAAAAATTATTTAAGGTTTAAATGGGCGATCTTACTATTGAACAACTTAAACAGTTAGAAATACAATTAAAAGAAAATGCAAAACAGACAGAAATAAATACTTCTAAAATTAGAAGTTTTTTTGATTCGGCCAGTGAGGCGATAAAACAATATGGAGTAAAGTTTAAAGAAGCTGAAAAAAATATGAGCAGTTGGTCACTTAGTTCTAATAAAGATTTCGATAAATTTGCTAATGGGCTTAATAAAACCATGACGTTAATGAGTAATTTTAAACCATTTGAAAATTTAAAATTAGAAGGTAGTTCCGCTATTAATACTATGAGTAATAAATTTGATGCTCTAGCAACTAAAATGGGCGGTATAACAAATGTTGCCACCGCATTAGGTGGAAAATACGCCCAAGCTTTATCAATGGGTGGTGAAAAAGCGGTAAAACAATTATTAGATCAGTCTAGTCAGGCAGAAATATTAGAACATAATTTGTTGGGTGTGATAAAAATGAGCGGAGAACTTGGAAAATACCAAAAACAAATGGGTGATAACTACGAAAATTTAAATAAATTAACCGCAGATTTTGGTGCTGCTATGAATAATTCGGCAAAAGCTACCGGGTATAGTGTTGAACAAGTTACTCAATGGGCTATGTCTGCTAAACATATTCGTGGTTTTCTCGATCATACGGTTGAGGGATTAGGTAAATTCGGTGAAGGAATGTCAGCAATGACGGCGGCTATTCAGTTATCTCGTAGTTCATCACAAGATATGAGTATTGTTTTAGGTACTCTAGTAAAAGCTTATGAAGATTTAGGTAATGCACAGGGACCAGTAACGGATGGAGTTGAAAAAGGTCTGCACATGTTCAGTTTAATGCAAGAAGCTACTGATAAATTGGGTATTAGATTTGAAGATACTCAAGGATATTTAACTCATGTTGCTGATGCTTTTAAATTTATTGGTGATAATACCCAGGGCGCCACTAATATATTAGCCAGATTTAGTGGGGCTTTGCAAAATACTGGATTAACTGCCAAAGCCTCTGTAGATATTATACAAGGAATGGTTGATTCTGTTAATAGTTTGAGTATTGGTACTAAAGCGCTAATATCTCAACGCACAGGTGGTCCGGGTGGATTACAAGGCGCATTCCAAATAGAAAATTTATTAAGACAGGGTAAGGTAGATGAAGTTGCCAAAAAAATGGAGCAAACACTTCGCCAACAATTTGGTGGTAAAATTTATAGCTTAGAAGAAGCTGCAAGAAGCCCTCAAGCTGCTTCTCAATTTATGCGCCAACGTGAATTATTAAAAAGTGGAGCCTTTGGCGGATTAGCTAAAACCGATGAAACTGCTAATAGATTATTAGAAGCTTTGTCTAAAGGTCCAACAGAAACCGCCAATGCATTAAAAAGTGCTGATGAAGCATTAAAAGACAATGTTGCTGAAGGAACAAAATTAACTGAAAGGACTAATACAATATTAGATGATATGAATACTTCTATAGCTAGAGGCGTTATTATTCAAGAGCAGCAATTATTATTAGAAGCAAGATCAATTATCGGAACGGGAAAAAATGAAAAAGGTGAAGAATCTGCCTATGCTCAAGAATTAATAAAATCTTTGGAAGATACTGTTGCCAGAGACGTTGATCGTATGCGGCATAATAAACAGGGCGGTCCTCCAGAATTCAAGCAACTTTTGGCTACTGAAAATAGGGCGGCGGCCGGCGGATTTGGTAGATCTGTTGGGGCAGCTCCAGAAATATTTAATCGTTCGGCTAATTTAGTAAAAGATTATTTGCTTGGGGCAAGTGAATTGGTTGGTGGTAGTTATGGCAAAAATGTATCCGCAGAGGAAGCAACAAGGCAAAAAACATTAAATAATATTAAATTAGAGCAAGAACGTTCTCAAAGAGCCGCCGAAAGAGGTGCAAGAGAGATGGCTGCAAGAGCTATGAGACAACGACCAGCTAATTTAGCTGCTCATCTACCTAATTTAGAAACAACAAAACACGAAGTTGAAGTAAAACCAATTAAAGTTGATGTAACTGTTAATAATAATAATCCAACAGCAGATGTTCAAGTAAAGGTACGAGAAACAGAATCTGTAAATAAAACAACTAGCCGTACAGTTAATACAGGTGGGGTTAATACACGTATTAACCCAGGATACTAAGGATAATAAATGGGATTTTTAGGCGAAGTGGGTGGGGTTTTAAATAGCGCATTAGATAGTGCTATTTCTGGCGGTGAATCAGTATTAGATCGTTTAACTTCTAGCAGCGTTGCGCAACAGCGTTCTTTTGAAAAGGAAGGATTTATTATTCCTCCTATTCCTTCAGCGAGCGGAGAGGGATTACCTGCAAGTAAAATACCCTCTCAACGCGGATTTAGAAACAAAAGGCATATTATACATTGGTTTGTTCCTGAAATAGGTGTAATTAATATGTATATTAATCCTCAATCTATTGATTATAATTTTAAAAAACTTATTACACCAGAAAGAACCAAAGGCGGATATGTTATTCAATATTGGGGAGAAGAATTACCAACATTAGGTTTGCACGGAACAACAGGTAGTTCTGGAGTTGAAGGACTAAATGTTTTGTATGAAATTTATAGAGCGGAACAATTAAATTTTGATCCGATTGGATTAACCTTAGCCTCTGATAGTATGGTATCAGGATTAGGTAATCTTATTGGTGGTGCAAGCCAAACTTTAGGAGGTTTGGGCGGCGAATTACTCTCTTCAACAGCAGGAGTATTAGGACTTAATCCTTTAACACAAAGTATACTTCCACGTAATCCGCCAACCCTAGCTACATTAGCTTTTGGTGTTGAAATGTATTATAATGGTTGGGTATTTCGTGGATATTTTAATAGTATGTCTTGGAAAGAATCTGTAGATAGATTAGGTATGTTTGATTACGATATACAGTTTACAGTAACTCAACGTCGTGGATATAGATATAATTATCTACCATTTCAACGTAGCGCTAATAATGGTCCAAGTAATAATTCTGAAGGTGGCGTACCATTAAGCTATGGAGTAGGACCTTCATTTGATAGGTAAATATGAAAGAAGAATTAAAATATTGTAAATATTGTGACAGTATGCAAATATCAAATACATTTCGTTACTTAAAATGTAGTAAATGTGTGAAATTACAAAAAAATAAAGTTTATACAATATATTATAAAAATAATAAGAAAAAAATACTTCAAGTTCGGAAAAAATACTGTGAAAATAATTCAGAAAAAATAAAATCATATTATGAAAAAAATAAAACTATTATACTTATAAAGAAAAAAATATATAAACAAAAAAATGCGGAAGCCATATCGATATATAATAAAAAATATAAAGAAAAAAATAGAGAAAAAATTAATAAACAAAGACAAGAGCGTTATCATAAAGATGTTTTTTATAGATTAAGAAATATAATATCTACTACCATTAGAAGTTATTTATATTCAAATAAAAGTAATAATTCTATTTATAATTATTTACCGTTCACAATACAAGAATTAAAACAACATTTAGAATCTCAATTTGAATCTTGGATGACGTGGGAAAATTATGGAAGATATAATATTAAAAATTGGAATGATAATGACTCTTCTACTTGGACCTGGAATATAGATCATATAATTCCACAATCTAAGTTACCTTATATATCTATGGAAGATGATAATTTTAAACAATGCTGGTCACTCAATAATTTACGCCCATTAAGTGCGAAACAAAATTTTATTGATGGAGTTACTTTAATACGTCATATAAAAGAGAAATAAATGACAGATATTTTTGATACACTTGGTAATGTTTTAGAATCTCAATTTTCACTTGGTGAAAATAAACTTCATAGTCTAGATATTGTTAGAAATGGGCATGCCGTTTCTTATGGGCGTCTTGGTGAATTCGCTGATAAATTTGATAAAAGCGCCGAACGTAGCTATACAGAAGAGGGCTTTTATAGGACCGATTTGTTTAATCCAAGAGCGAAACAATTAGAAATCTGGATGCAAGAACCAGATGTTACTATTTTAGTTAAAAAACGTGCTTTTTCTTCATTAGTAGAGAATTATAAAAATGATTTATTAAATAAAGATGAGAGATTATTTATTAGAGCAAGTAAGTTTTTATTTCAAAATAAATGTAAACAAATTGCCGCCTATGAAAAATTAACTAAAATTTCTACTATCGCTACTGAAATTGGTGCCGTTGATTATCATTTATTACCTGTTTTATTTTCTACGACAGATACTTTAGATTCAATTTTTGGTGGCACTAGCTCTTATCAATCTTTTAAACAAGTAGTTGATCGGGTAAGAACTATTACTAATTTATCTAAAGATAATGTTTATACAACTTGGACCACAAATGTATTAAATTCATTTAGAACAGATTTGGGTGAAGGTACTGGTGTTATTGAATTTACAACGGCTGCCAGCATTAATACAACTTCATCGATTCATTTTGGAGGTGGTAGTTGTAATATTACATTTGTAGATCCATACGAGCTAATGTTAATTACTCATAATGATATAGAGCAAGCTATTGCAGATGCTACTAGTACAATTATGGGTAGTGCATTTACTCAGCTTGGATTAAGAGAATTAGAAAATGGTATACAATCGGACAAAACATTATTAAATAAAATACGTGCTAGCAGAGGCGCAAATCCTATTAATTTTATTGTAAATCCAGATACTTTCTTAGGCAAAAGAGTTCGAGCTATTGTGGATGGGACTGGGCAAGAAATTAAATTTGACGGTTCATTATTTAAAGTTGATATTGACCCAGCATACATATTTCCGAGTGGCGGGCTTCTTGATGTAAATGGATTGAGTAATGGTAAATTACCAAGCGGTGATTTAGCTAATGCAATAGATACAATATTTGATACTTCTATAGCTCAACCAAATACCGAAGTTAAAATTTTTGAAAGTATTGTTAAACGTATATTTAATCAAATTCAAATTAATACTAATTCCAGAAAAGTTAGTAAAAAACATAATGCAAGTACCAATACTTTAAGAAAAAAATTAAGATTACATTATGGTTCTAAATTAATTATTCAGCCTATGGATTCGGTGCATGTATTCATTAGCTCTAAAACTACGGTTGATAATAAAATTTTAGGGGGATTACAAGATTCTTTAAATGCTGTTGGATTTTTACAAACAGCAAATAAAGCTTTAATGAATTTACAGGATTTTTTTCATGCAGGAAAAGATAATTCAATTGAAAAAGCATTATTTGTAGGCAAAGACTTTCCTAATTGGTTATGGCTTATGATGCGTAATCAAATTACAACGGATAAGAGTGGTACTCAAGTTTTTGCGGGGTTAGTAGAGAATAATAGCTCTAATTATGATAATAATACTTTTACAGTTAACATAAGTGCTAAAGATAATTCTTCTTATTTTAATTTTGGAGTAGTGAATTATAAACCGGCACTTGATGTTTGGAACGGTTCTCTTTTTGATCCTATCACTCCTTTTAATATTGAATTTGATCGAGCAACTGGGTTTCAAAAAGATCAAATACCAGAACTATTACAAGAGAATCAAGATTTATTTAAATCGGCTTTTATTAAATATAAAAATGGAATATATGTAGGAAAAAAACCAACTGTAAATAATTTTGTACAAGATACTGACACTATACAAAACGCTTCCGTAAGACGAATTTTTTATGATCCAGACGGAATGGTGTATAAATGGAAAGAAGGTATTGGTACATTAGTAATGTTTGGAAATAATTACGAAGAAAATCCGTCCACACATACTTCTACCCCACCAACTACTAATGATCCGTTTGCGGGACAAGATGTTATGAATGTTTTGTCTTTAATGGTAACTGGAGAGCCTTATAATTTTGCTACCTTCTATAAAGCGGCTTCGCAATTTGATAGTTTTGGGCGAGATCCTCATACGGGTGGAGATCCATCAACATCATTTTTTAGAAATTTTCAAACAGATCTTAAAAAACGTAATTTATTATATGGTAATTTCGTTCCTTTTAAAAAATTAGTTACAGATACTGAAACTTATAAAAATGTTTTAAATGGAACTATTAGAACCGAAAGTTTTGAACGAGAATTAAATGAATTATTAGAACAGAGAGCCGATCTTATAGATAGACAAACTTATCTTGGCCCCGATAATATTAATGCTAGAAATTTACAACCTAGAATTAATGAATTAAATAAAAAAATAAGTGTAAAAAAACAAAAAATAGCAGATGAATTAAAACAAATAAATAAACCTATTAGTTTGATAGGTAATGATGTCAGTTTGGATTATAGTTCAGATAATTTATTAGATGCAGGAAATAAAAATAATTTAAGTGATGCAGATAGATTAAATAGAGATTTAAGAAGAAGGATTCATTATCTTACTCGAAGATTATCTTGGAAAGTAAGAGCAAATGAAGATATTAATTTATTTATTGTAGATGACTCTTATGATAAAGATTATGATATTCAGGAATTTGAAAAATCATTCACCAATCCAGATCTTTTTAGAAGTGAATATACGACCGTTGATGAACAAATTAAAAGAGTAAGCCAACTTCTAGATTTAGAAGTATTTGCTGACACTCAAGGACACATTAGAGTTCGTGTACCTCAATATAATAAAATACCAAGTAGCGTATTTTATAGAATGATAAGATTGAAACAAGAATTTGATATTCAACTTTATCCTCAATTTTTAGAGGATCTTTATGTTACACAACTTACTAATATTTTAGATAGATTAGAAATTATTGAAGATGAAATTCGTATGTATGGTTTAGCTCTGGGATTAAACACAGATGCTAAACTCGAACAATATATTTCTACTAAAGGTCCAAATATTCCAGGTAATAAAGTTTTTACAACTTTTAAATTTATTTCAGACGAATCTACAGGCGCTACTTCCAGAATTATTTTAAAAGATTTATCATCAACTGATAATCCTGATGAAGTTTTGCAATTATTTAGTAATGGATTAAATGCAAATAATTCTCTTAGCACACAAGCCACCGTTAATAATATTTTAAGTACATATTCAAGAGTTGATCTTTTAAGTCAAACGACTCAAGCATTTATTGGTAAAGATGTTAATAGTATAACTTCTAATGAAGGAGATCTGAATAGAAAAGAAAAAATTGCAGATAGATTGTATCAAAAATCCGGACAAGAATTCGATTTAAAACAACTATTTACCAATAGTAATAAATTATTGGGAGGAAAATCTGTTAGTCAAGGAGATTTATTAAAAGTTTTAAATGAAATTTCAACTAGAATTTCTGAAAGACAACGTATTATTAAAATTGCGGCAAAAGCATTACAAAATGCTCAAGAAGGTGTATCTTTAATTCAAAATAAAGGACAAATAGCAAATAAATTAATCACTCCAGGATTATTAAATAATAGTCAAATTCCACAAGGCTTTGAAGGCATTATTGAAGATGAAAGTTATGATGATTATGGTCCTGGGTCTGGAAAACGTTACATTATTAAACCACAACATATTAAAAGTATGTCTATTACAGAACATGCTCCATCATTTACAAGTGTTGAAGTATCTGGAAAATTTGGTGATAATTATATAAATAATTTACCTGATAGCTTAAATGGATTTACTGGTCCTGGAAATGCATTAACTACCGCGCTTGCAGTTGATTATGATTTATGGCGTATGTATGGTGTTAGAATACCACAATCAATAAATGCACCATATTTAACCGATCCACAAACTCAATGTGCTCCGTTCGCAGTTGCTTTACTTAATAAAGCAAGAAAACAAATTCATGATGGTTCCACAATTAATATATTTGGTAATGAATATATGCAACCGGGAGAAGTAATTTATATAGAACATCTTGATAATTTATTTTATGTAGAAAGTGTTCAGCATCGTATTAATTATGGTAGAGAATTTTCTACTTCATTAAATGTATCTTATGGTCATATGCCGGGACAATATATTCCAACTTATCTAGATACTGTTGGAAAAATTCTATACAAAAATAAAGATATTACTAATTTTGTTAATATTAGACAGGATAATGTTAATAATGAACAACATATTGGTACTATTATTGGTAGTTCTGATGGTACATTTACTAGTCCAAGCGATCAAATCAGTAAAGGCATTTATGCACAGTTAAATAGACAGACATTGAATGATATATTGCAAGCAGCTGATTCTGCTTTTAGTGTTGCTGGAGCTAATTATCAACCAACTCTTGAATTAAGAATTTATTATGCTTCTAGTTCGGGTTTTAGTTCTTTCAGTCCTAATGCGCAAGCGCTAGCAGAAGCGATAAAACAATTTCTTATTGGTGCTCAAAATGGCTTATCAGAATCATTTAAATTAAAACAACCTAGTTCATTTCTTAAAAATCAACAAGATTTTATTAATGTGGTGTCAATTGATTCCGATGATCCTGAAGAAAATAGATCTCCTTCCTCTCAAGCTTATAATATGGCTCGAGTTACACTTGATAAAAAATCAACAAGAAATGAAGCCAATGCTAACAAAGTAGATACAGTGATATATAAATACGTAGTCGATTGTTGGATAAATTTTACAAGTGATTAAGGACCAATGGTAGGAACGAGTCAAACAACAATAGGTCGTGTACCCGGTTTATTAAGACTAGGAGTTATTTTATCTTTTGATTCTGATGTTCTTGGTGTACAAGTTTATATTGGTTCTTTAAAAGAATATAATGCAATACGGCAAGATATTAATAATATTGTTTTAGCACAATTGCCAGTTAATTATTTTGCTGTTGGTAAACGTCCTCCAAAAAAAGCTTTTGTAGGCGGATATCCAGAAAGTGGTACCCCAGTATTAGTTGCACAAGCAGATGGTGGACAATGGTACATTGTTACTATATTAGCTAAAGATCCTGCAGCATTAAATACTGTTATACCTTCAGTTCCAGAGCTAAATTCTGGCTCTTATATTCTCCAATATAATGATAATTATATTAAATTAGATCAAAATGACGGTATTACATTAGGAGAAGATAATAACAGTCTTATTTTAGATACAGGCAGGGACGTCTTTGTTGACACTTTTGATAATAAATATGTTTTTACAGAAGCTTCCCGTACTGTTGAAGGTATTATTAAAAGAGATGTGGAACCCAAAGAAGCTTATGCCTCTTCTTTAAGAGAATCAAATCCACAATATGATGATACACTTAAAAAAATTGGATTAGATCCTATAGCTGCTCAAAATTGGTCAAATATCGGTTCTTCAATTCGTAATCCATTACGAACTGAAAAAAGAGAAATTGTATATGAATTTGGGCGAAGTTTTAATATATTAGATGATGAGAAAGAGTTTTTATCATATAAAGATAGTGCTAATATCAAGATAAGCGATATTTTAAATAGACGTGAAAGTCGTGCTGATGCTTTAAGTTTAAGTTTAGTTTCTCCTAATTATTTGATGGAAACGATAAAAGGTACCGTTGTTGATATTTATGGTAATGTATTAGATATTAACAGATCTGTTATTCCATTAGGAAAAATAGAAAAATTATCAATTAAAAAAATTAAAACAAATTTACAAGAACAAGATCCATTAGGAAATGTATTTCAAAATATTAAAGCTTTAGAAAGAAGAGAAATTGCTTATCATTTTGAGTTAAATGCAAAGAAAAATGTTTTAGGTCCACCCGATGCCACAAAACGAGATGATTACGCTAGAGATCGTAGTAGATTTTTCTTAGATATTGATAAAGAGGGTGTATTTAAACTAAATGTACCAGCGTCCAGTGAAACTGGTAACGTTCCATTATTAACTAGATATGAAAATTTTTCTACTATTACGCCAAATGAAAAAACTAAAGATCCTAATGATTTAGTTTTTAATCAAAATACTCAAGATATTTTAATTGAATCTTTTATTGGTGATAATGCTGTTGTTGAAATAATAGATGAACTTAATGGCAATGCTTCTCCTTTAGATAGATTTTCATCTGAAAATAATCCTACTTATATTAAACACGGCACTGTTTATCATAATATAGCTGATACATGCAGTACGTTTCAGCAAAATAATATTATTTATGAACGAATAGTAACGACCAATTTGGCAACTGGACGAGTTGCTGATAAAGTAGATATTATAAAACAACAAATTAAAATTTCCGGAGATGATGCTGATGGTGGCGGAAGAAGCGGAAGTTTAAATTTTGATGGCTCTATAGAGGTTAATATTGGAGCCAATACTGTTGACCGTCATTCTGTTTGGCTTGATTTACAAGGCGCTTTAATTGGTAATGTTGGTAGAGATTTGCGTAATAATATTTCAGCAGCACTTCAATTTGACGGAGAAGTATTAATACAAAGTGGCGGTACCACGCCTAATAATGATAGTAGATTTATAAAATCAGGTATTAATAATGGTAGAAAACCGGGCGTAATAGATTTACGGGTTATTAATCAATCGGGAAAAGTTAATGTAATAAGAATAGATAATGAAGGTATTACAATTCACGCTGAAAGTAGATTTACAGTGTATTCTCATGGAGATATAATGATGAGAAATACTGGTACATTTAATATTGAATCTGATAATTTATTACTAAATGGACGCAAAGTACGTAAAGATACGGGGCTCGGTTCAATTTAATAAATAATAATTAGATGTTAAAATTAATTTTGTTGATGGTATATATAAGCATAAGAAGAAATAAATAATGCCTTGTAACCCCATCGACGATTCAGACGTAATACTTCCTGATTTACCATCAGACTTTAACGGTTTGGCAGTCCCGCAATTACCTCCTTTTGATATTCCGTTTCCTAATTTACCTATTGAGGACTTATTAGATCTTTTTAATACATTAAATATGATTTTGCCTCCAGGAATTTTGAGACCAAACTTATCTCCTCAATTTTCTAAAAATGTTTTGGATGCGATTTTATCATTATTAGAAAAATTTATGCCATTTTTAATGTTGTATACATTTTTCATGCCAATTTTGAATATGATTTTATGTATAATTGAAGTATTATGTTCAATTAATAATCCATTTAAACTTATTAAAGCAATTATTAGATTATTTAGAGTTTGTATTCCCGAATTTTTGTCTTTATTTCCATTTTTGGCGTTAATAATGATGATAATTTCTTTATTATTGTTAATTTTAGCATTAATTCTTTATTTAATAGAACGTATTATTGCTTTAATTAAACAAATTATCGAAAATATAAGAATTTTATCAGAAGCGGTTGCTTCAGCGGACAATGATAGCGTTATTGCAATTACAATTAAGTTAGGGGATTTGCTTTGTATATTTCAAAACTTATTTGTATTATTAGGTGTAATAATTTTAATCTTTCAACTAATTGAAAGATTATTAAATCTTAGTTTTAAATTACCACCATGCGATGATGATGATGGCAGTGATGATGGGTGTTGTACCACCGATGTTTGCCCTTCATTTATTAAAAATAATAAAGAAATCACTTCAACCGGCACTTTACAATATTTTAATAAAGTTATAGAAACTGGAAGTATATTTGGTTCAGAAACTTTGCGAGAATCTAGTTATCAATTATATGATGAAGCGGCAAGCACTGCATTAGCATTTAATAATATTACGCATGCATTCGATTTACCTAATGGTGTATCTCAAGTTTTCTTTCCCGAAGGTAAAACATATACATCAACATCTAATTCTAATGGAGTTCCTTACTTAGCCGATATAAGATTTTATTATGATCCATTAATTTTCGGACGTAATGATACGTTAGGTGCAAGATTTATCAGAATTAAAAATTGTATTGTATTACAGGCTCCAGTTGATGGTGTTTATGATTATCAAAATAATTTAATAGAACCATTTAATGGAACATTATCATTAGGTGGTGGTACAGCCTATGAAGATGATGGAATTACTGTTATGAAAGTATCTTCTTCTGACGCAGGTGCGGGAACTTTGAATACAGTTATCACATTGCCTGATACTGTTTCTGATAATCCAGTATTATCACCAACAGATGGATTAAAATTTGAACAAATAACATATACTTTTAAAATTAATCACACAATTTTGGTTGCAGAAGATTTAATTACATTAGGATGCCATCCGGATGTTGCTTTAAATAAAAACTTTATGAATAGCACGATAGCGTCTAGATTAAATACAAATGCAGCTATTTTAAGAGGTATTACCTTACCAAATGTTCAAGACACACAAGATTGTATTTTAAATGCAGTAAATAAATTTAGACAAAGTGTTTCAGTAGAATCTGCTGAAACTCTACAATCTGAATGTATAGATTGTTTACATAATTTACAATCACAAGTCAATCAAGTACTAGGAGAAGTTATTGATGCTGGATTTGATCCTTATAATAGTGATTTTGAATTAGATCCGAGCATTCAATTTACTACAAAACCAATTAATGTATTAGTTACGCTAAATGAATCAAGTGGTAATAATATAGCAACGAATTTGCCAGCTGAAGTTGGCTCCGATCTTGCGACCAATTTAAGTGCAGATATTACGTTAGGAAATATAACCGATTTTAGTTATGATGGTTCTAGTCAATTTGTTGCACAAATTACAAGCTCTCAAGCCGGTAATGGTGTGATTAAAGTTGCTTATAACAATCAATTTATTAGTATTTTAAATAATCCTGCAGATACCACCCAAACGCCTAGCGTAACAACTAAAGAATTATTATATACATTTGTTCAATCTTCATCTGCTGCAACAGGAATTGGCGGAGATTCAGGAGCTGTAAGACGCGATGAAAGTGATGTAGCTAGAGATAATGGAGAATAATATTGGTTACTGATGCACAAAGAAAATATTTCAATACTAATGATATTGTTGCGCCAGACATTGATCAATATTATTCTAAAATTATTGTAACTATTGATTCTTTTAGAAGTAAATTTAATGTTTTAAATTCTAATTTACATAAAACTATTGGTCTACAAAATTTAGATGATATTTTTGTAAGAAATGAATCTAATTCATTAAATTTTCAAGAAAGTCGATGTTCTGCCTTTTACAGAATGGTCGGATTTCCAATTGTTAATGGTGAGGGAACAGATTTTTATAGCCCAGGATTTAATCCGTATGTAAATAAAGATAGTAAAAAACAAAATGATCGGTTAGCAATAGCTAACTCTTTATTAAATAAAAGAAAAGGTATATTAAATGATCGAGAAAGATATGGTATATCAAATTCTTTTATATTTAGAGCACAAGACGATAGTGCTAGTGCCTTAGCAATATCTTCTATTTTTACTAGAAATTTTGATAAACAATTAAAACAAAATATAGGACCATTAGAATTAGATAGGCAGGTATTTGAAGTACCAGATAGGGCAAATCTTAGTTTAAATTTTCCGGACTTATCATCTTTAATTACTATAAGTACACATATTTTAAAGCCGTTTGTTGTAGATCCTAGAATAGATCTAACCGTTATGCCTGCTGCCAATCGTATTTGTGCACCATTTTTGTTTGATAAATCAAAAACAAAATTATCAAATAATATAACATTAAAGCGTCCCTATATTGAAAAAGTTATTACTATTAGATTTAAAAACGCAAATGTACTTGAGAACCCCACTCAAGAAACAAATATTAATCAATTTCTCAGAGATTCTATTAATTTTATTAAAGATAATTCTGATATAACTGATATTTCATTGGTTGAGAGCATACCTAATGCTTCTAAAAATTTACACGGTTCTGAAATAAATATGTTTTTTAAATTTATAAGACAGATAGAAGCATTATTAGAAGAGTTGGCTAAAGCATTTATTGAAATTTCAAAAATTAGAACAACTATTAATTGGAAACCTATTCCAAGCACAAATGGTCCTGAATTCGGAAGTACGTTAAAAGACGTTGATAAAAATGACAAAGACAATAATCAACAAAAAGAACTTGATATTATCAAATTAGAGCTTAATAAAGTTATTGCTAAAACAGAATTGGATTTGGGTCTTTCAACGCCAGATTTGGGAGATTATGTATTTTCTGATATTGATGATATGGCTTTAAATACTGCCCAAAATGATTATCAATTTTACGATACTCAACTTAAAACATTATATAAACAAAGAAATGCATATGGTAATAGAGCAAATGAATTATTAAAAAATATAGAAATTATAACAGGAGAATTTAGCGGTTTAGGTTTATTAGATATTTTTGCTATTCAGGCCGCTCTTTGGTCTATGAGTCCAGAGGGCATTATAGGATTAATAGATGAAGACGCTCGTAATAGAGCAGATGAAAATACAATAAAAGGGAAAATTGATATAGTATTACCAGATTCTAGTAAACCAATATTAGAAGCGCTTACTGAATTTGAAAAAAAACTTTCAGAAATTTATGCTTTTATGGGCGGATATTATCAGGCATTATTTAATGAAGGAAGATAAATAATCAATAAAATCAATAAGTTAAATGTTTGCAATAATATTGCATTGGAAAAGGATTATTATGTCTTCAGATCTAAGAATTGTTAATGGCGATTTTATATTAAAAAATGGTGATTTAGAACAAATTACGGGACAAAATAAATTAATTCAAGATATATTAAAAATATGTTTAACAGCTGCCGGATCTAATATTTATCAACCTTGGTATGGTTCTTTCATTTCTAAAACACTTATTGGTTCGCATTTATCAACCGATATTACACTTACAATCGCTCAGAGTCAATTACAAAATGCATTAGAAAACCTTAAAAAATTGCAACAATTACAGCTAAATAGTACATTACAACAAGTAACCCCAGATGAGCATATAGCAGGTATTAAAGAAGTTAAAGTAAGTAGAAATCAAATAGACCCAAGACTTTTTGAAGTAATGATAAAGGTATTAAATAGAGAATTTAAGCAAACAATTGTTACTTTTAGTCCTTAACAGGATATATTAATAAGGTAGATATGGTAGTTATTAGATCAGCCGACGAAATTATATTAAATATGATTGAATTGCTAAAAGCAATCAGACCATCAGCTGATAGCAAACCAGGCACTGTAATAAGAGATTTATTTATAGAATTACCTGCCTCCCAATTGAGTTTATTATATGATACAGTTGCAGATGTATCTGATTTACAATCATTAAGATTAGTTTCTGGATCTGATTTAGATAATTTGCTTTCTAATTATGGATTATCAAGAAAATCGGCTAGTAAATCGTCAGGATTGGCTTTATTCACATTTAGCTCTATTCCTGCTTCAATTGCCATTAATAAGGGGGATTTTATATATTCTTCTGGCGGTGACTCATTTGCTGTTGCAAATGGTATAAGTGTTATTCCATCAAATAGCAATTTATATCGTTCAATTGCCACTAAATATAAAAATGATTTAGATTTTTTGGGTATTTCTGACCAATTTGCAGTTGAAGTCACGGTTCAAGCTACTACTCCAGGTACTGCGGGCAATATATCTAAATATTCTATTAATAGTACTTCAACCCCAGGTGTTTCTAATGCTACTAATGTATTTGCTTTTTCTGGAGGAACAGATCAAGAAGATGACGCTTCATTTAGAAATCGTGGATTAGCCATTTTTAGTGGTTCAAGTACTGGAACATCTTTGGGTTATCGTAATGCGGCATTAACAGATAGCAATGTCATAGACGTGCTGGTTGTAGAACCAGGTAATCCTTTAATGACAAGAGATGGTACTGTAGTTGTAAAAAATGATGATGGTACATTTACTATTATCTCTGAAGGTACAGGAAATAAAGTAGATATTATTATTTTAGGCACTAATTTATCTGAATATACAGATAGTTTTATTTATCAAGACAAAAGTAATAATAATGATCCAACAGATGACAAAAATATTTATGTATTGGGACAAATTTCTGGAGATGAAAATAAAACTATTAATCGTCGTCGAATAGATAATATTGCTAATGGTGTTTTACCGGCGCAACCAGTTGAAGAAATATTAGAAGTTACAGGTTCATTAAGTGGTTCAAATTTCGTTGAAAAAAATGTAGATAGTCTTGGTAGAATTACTGGAAATTATGAATTAATTAAAGATACCGGCAATGTATCAGGCAGCCCCTTCGGGTTTGATAAATTTCACTGGATAAATGATCGTGTTGAATTATTTGAAGAAGATCGCGTTAAATCAAGATTCAATGGACAAGATAATTTAACTTTTACAGATGTCATTCAAATTCCTCAAATTCAACAAAATATTTCTATTACTAATGAAAATAGCTTAGTATCTTCAGGAGATAAGTCCATTATTCAATTATTACATACTCCTTCAACCAATGTAACAAGAGTATTTAATGTTAATACTGGAGAACGTTATATCGTTACAGATCAAAGCGTTGATGGAGACGATTCTATTAATACTACTGGAAGAATAAGGATTACAGGTAATACTTTGCCGTCTGTAAGTGATGTTTTACAAGTAGATTATACGTGGGTCGTTGATTTCGATCCGTTCGTTGACTACGATGGTAAAATTATTAACAGTAATCCCCGTATATCGGATGATAGTATTGATTGGGGATTATCTAATGCTATTAGAAATGAATCAGCACTTTTTACTATTAGTGATGATGGCGCTTTCTATAGTGGAAATGTAAAACACCCTGTAGGTGTTATTTTAAGTGCAGAAAAATTTCAACAAGCCGATTCTTTTATTACTGAAGTATCAACGGGAAATTTTATTGGTAGATTATCTGTAATTATAGAAGAATTATTAGAACCTGTAGATACTGTAAGTGCTATTATTTTACAAAACTCCACTTTAGGTGTTTTTAATACCACTGATGCTGATAGTATTATTACAAATGAACGCGTTATTGTAGGATCTGAAATTAAATATAATTGTACAATAATTTTACCTTCTGATACTCCGGCAACTGAAGGTGCTGCTGTAACTGTATATTTTAATCAATCAGATGTTTTTACAGTAAGCGGTTCTGCAGGAAATTTTACAGCAAATCAAATTACTATTCCTTCAACTAATGTCGACGTTGTAAATGATACTGTTATTTTGCGTGTTACCTATTTGGCAAATATTCAAGAAGCTTTAACTGCAAGCATAACTAATTTGCCACTTAGTAGAGTTGGAAATAGTTTTAATAATAATAGTACTACCGGATTTACAAATAATTCTGTATCTAATATCATTAGAAGAGAAAATCAAACAATTCAATTAAGTGATGCTAATGATTTAATAGTTACATTAAATATTAATGCTTCTGATTTTGAATTTGCTTCCGATAAGGTATTACTAGTTGTTAATTTGACAGATAAACAAGAAATTTGGAATCAAGATAATATAGGAACAGTTAGTGTAGATGATGATAACTATTATGTATTAACATTTACTGGATATAACACGCCAACTGTTGGAGATAATGTTGGTATTTTTTATACAGCCGATGATATTAAACGGACACAGCCATTTACATTTGATAATTCTCTTATCAACAAAAGTGTTCAAACATTACAATATGATTCGATTAATGATCAATTGTTTATTGACATTCATTCTTTTATAGATGATTCTGTCAGTTTTTCAATTATAGACCCAACTAATGACGTAACCATTGTTGCAAGTACTGGTACGCTTACGGCGAGCACTGCTGATGCAACATTATCCAGCGGGTTTGTAGTATTTGGTGCTTTAGATGAAGTATTACTTAAAAAGGTAAAAATAGAAAATTCTATTTACCCTAATAATAATGGAATTTATGATATTGTTTCTATTAATACTATTAGCAATACTATAACTTTTACAAATGAACTCGGGAATATTAATTCTAATCAAATTAGTATAGTAAGGTTATTAGATAATAAAGAATTATGGACAGATAACGGTGAAATCGATTTAACTGATAATAAATTAATATTACCTTCAACTGCTAATGCAAATGAAAATGACGATGTTGTTGTATTACTTTTTGTTTCTAATAATTTAAGACAGGCACCATCTAAATTAGCAATAACTGTTGCTGATCAAATTAATAATACTGGCATAATTACAATTTCTGGCACCAGTATGACTAAAATTAAAGAAATAATTTTTACTGCTACTAATACCGGATTTAAACAAACTATTGCTGAAGCTGTTAGAAAAACATTAGGTCTAGCATCTGCTTCTAGCATTCCTTCAACTGTTAAATTAGCCAGAATAACAAAATTAGAAAAAGTTACTACTACAACTGGAGGCGAAGTTTTATCTTCAGATGTAACTTATGATATTTTAGGATCTTCCATCAAAAATAATATTTATTATGCTAATGAAATGATAGATAATGATACTTTATCTAATTTAGAATTTATTTTACCCAACACTACTAATAATTTAACAAATAGCCCCAAAATAGGAGATCAGTTTAGGATTACTTGTTATTTTACTACAGATCTAGATAGTGAGAGCTTGTCCTTCACACGTAATGGCACTTTATATACAAATAAACTATTTACTTTAATAGATAAGATGTTTGTTTCAAGTGGATTCAATTCGACATCTGTAAGATTTATAGTGTCTTATTTTAATCAACCTGCTACTGGAAGTCGTTATAAAGCTTTCTATGATTATACGGCACCAAAACAAAATGAAAGAATTACTATTAAATTTAATTATAATAAATTAATTTCTGATACAACATTTACTATAGAAGAAGCTCGACCAATTAATGCGGACGTGCTTGTAAAAGCTGCTCAACAGCTATTGGTAGATATCACTATGTATATAGTAATAGATTCAAATTATACTGATTCATCAGATACTGTATTACAAAATCTAAAAGATCGGTTAACTACAGCTATTAATACTAATAAATTAGGTGATATTTTAGATGCTTCTGATTTAGTAACAGTTGCACAAGGTGTAGATGGAGTAGATCGTGCTCGAGTAGTATATTTTAATGAAAATGGTCAAGTTGGACAAGTATTATCGTTAGTTGCCCAAGAAAATCAATATTTTGTAGCAAATAATGTTTTAGTGGATCAAGAAGTTAGATAATTGGATGTAGATGACAAATAATCTTAGAGCTTTATCTATAAATGTTGTAAACAGCGTATCAGTTAAGGTATTATTTACTGATTCTTTAATTACAACTATTAATGCAGATAATATTACAATCGTATCACAAACGCCTGGCGTACCATCGCCTCAAGTGTTAAAGGTAAGAGTATTAGATAATATTTTAGAAATTACAACACAACCTTTAACAAGTTTGGCTGGATACTTTATTACATTTGCATCAACAGATACTACATTATTTAAATCTTTAAATGGGACTTCGATTTTATTCGAAGACGGTATTGCAAATAAATTATTTTTCTTAGGACCAGTAGAATCTACAAATCCTGTTAAAGAATATTTTTTAAATTATTTAAGCGAAAATGTATATAATACTGACTCTGGTACTATTTTACATGATTATTTAAATATTTTATCTACTTTATTTGTAAAAGCTTTATATGATATTAGACAAGCCAAAAATGACAATTATTTATCTATTACCATCACAGATGAAAGAAAGACCCGCGGTGAAACGCCTTTTGATCATTTAAATGAAGAAGGGGCTTATGAAATAATTAGGGTTGGTAAGACAGCAACTAATGCTATTTCTAGTTTAAATTTATCTATTGATGAATTTAATACCGATCCAATTAGTTTATTACAAGCAGATTTTTCTGAAAGCCTTACAATTAATTCGATTGATAGTGAGGGTATATTTAATATTAATAGTTTTATATTAAATTTATCTAAAAATTTTGTTATTAAATTAGAATCCGTTACATTTACATATAGTAATGGACATCTTCCATATTCATATGATATTTCAACATATGGTTACCAAATTTTAGACCAAAAATATGATAGTGCATATGCCTTTAAATATCTGTTATTAGAAAATAACCAAATCAAATTAAGTGATAAAATTTTGGAAGATCCAAATTTCTCCTCTGAAGAAATTTTTCAAGTTCAAGTTTCTTATAAATATAAAGATACTGGGAGAGTAATTGATTTTGATACTGTAGAAGTGCATAGCGTTGATTCTTCTGGAAGAGAAGTATTGCCTCCACTATTAAATGTATTTAATTTAAAACACGCTCCAGTTGTTACTAGTGGAAATAAAATTGGAACTATCGGAGATGTAAGTTTTGTAGATCAAAACACATTACCAATTTTAAATCAACAACATCCAGCATTCACAACAGAACTAAAATTTAGATTGGATTTCCTTCCCTCATCAATTGGAGAATATTCAATTGATTATGAAACTGGTACTGTATACGTATTTGGAGAATCTTCAGCAAATGATGGTACTGGTGCTACCCCCCCACTTGCAATATATAATTATCGTCAAGTCTTTAAAGAAGATATTGATTGGGTTGTGGATACAAGCACGAGTGATTTAGTTGCTTTAACAGCTGGTAGTTTAATTGGTAATGAAGCTGATATTATTTTTAATTTTGAACAAGTGCTTGCACAAGATATTGATTATAAGGCGCAAATTCATATTGAAGTATTGGATGAAAGAATTGATAATAATTTATTAGCACTTAATGTATTAAGTGTTCAAAACCCCCCAATCACGAATGTATTTAGAGTGTATAATGAAACTACTGGAGAAATTTATCCAGTTTCTCGTTGGAATGATAGTAAAGTATTTTTTACATATAATAATCCGCCAAATATAGAAGAATTTTTAGGCGAAAGAGCTTCGTTTGAAGAAGTTAATAATGAAATTATGTTTCTTAAGACCGTACTTGATACGGTTGTACCCACGATTAAAATATTTAAAATCATATTAAATAATAATAATATAATTGCTCAATCTGAAGATTGTATTGGAGCATCATTTAATACAAGTGTTTCTTTGTCTAATAATGAAATATTTACTACAGAATTATATTTTGATGGACTCCAATCAGAAACATTAAATTTATCTAGATTAACAACTGTAGGGTATTATTTTATTGATTACCAAAATGGTATCGTATATTTAACTGTTAGTAGCGATCAAGATTTTAACATAGGAACTATTTCTTATAAACGTGGATACATAGCAACAAATTATCCTCATATTACAAGTGTAGAAGATATTTATTATCGTATCACTACATTATCTGCTAAAAATAAAACTTTCGAATATACTGATTTTGATGATGGGTTTATTTTACCAAAATCTTTTGATTTAGCTGATGAGCAAATTTTATCCCAAGATACTAATGTTTCATATATTGTTTCATCAAATAAAATTGGGGCTTTAGTTGATTCTGAATTTGTACACACTGTTACAGATGATATTTTATTTATCAGATCTATATATGAAATAGAAGATTTATTAAATAATATTTCCCCTCTTAATTTTACTGAGGCGGCAAGTTTTACAAATCGTTCGATTACAATAACTCCAATAGAAAAACAAGAATATCACACAGTAGAATATGATGGTTATGATGGTTATCATTTATATTTAAATACCGGATTACAATACTTATCATCAAATATCACTCTTGATGTTCAGGTAGTTAGATTAACAGATCAGGCAGATCTGTGGGGAGGTATTGGAACTGTTGTTTTAGGTAATTTAGTAAAACTTATACTACCAGGCATTAATTCTCCGGCTATTGGTGATTCGGTGTTAGTTACATACAGTTATACTATAAACGATTTATCACATGTGGTTGTTGATTATAATAAAGGAGAATATTATATAGATTATACCGCCTTAACTGATGAAATTATAGTTAGTTATGAATACGGTGCTAATGCATTAGATTTTAGAGAATCAAGTGCGTTAAATGCCGGTGATACTTATTATGTGAGTTATAAAGTTGGAGCACTTCGAGATGCATTGCTTAAAAATTTTGGAAGTTTAATAGATATTGATATTTTAAATGTATTTGATGTTACTTTCTCTAGAGAAAGATATCGAGATGCTATTACAGCTGCTATGCATTCTTTTTCAAAAGGACCCACTGTTGCTGCGATAGAAAATATCGGATCTATTATATCTCATTTACCAGCAGAAGTAAACGAATCGGTATTTGAAAATTGGTCGCTGGGCGAAAGTTTACTAAATCCACGCAAATTTAATTTAACAGGTAATTTTGATTTAGAAGTAACAAAATATAATGAAGGTATACTTATTGATCAAAAAGATCAGTCTATTAGTTTACCAGCCATATCTAATTTAAAATTGGATGAAGGTACGTTTGAAACGTGGATTAGGCCGCACTGGGACGGATTAGATAATCTTGCAGAATTAAAAATTGTTCCACTAAAGGACGGGTATTTAATATCTGAATTGGAAATTTTTATTGGAGCATTAGAATATCATCCAACTTATGAAACCGATTTAGATACTGGAGAACAATTCTTTACGTTAGATAAATTCAAGCAGGTCGGAGGTATCCCGAATAAAAATAAAGATGGTGTATATTTTTATTATGATCGAGATCCAGTTGGTAATTTCAATAGATGGTTTGTTGAAATTATAGACGGATATGCTAATGACGGATATGTTATAGATGGTTATGTAAGTAAAAAATATAGTTTAACACTACATACTAATGGTAGGTTTTATGATATTAAATCAACTACAGACCTTCAACCAAGTACGACCAAAATTACAAGTGGTACCAACAAATTATCTTTTGTAGTTAATTCTGTATTTCCTAATGAAGGAATTACTTTTGTGGCTGATTTGCCGCATTATATAATAGATTATGCGGAAGAAGAAAATAAAAATAGATTTTCTATTTTTAAAGATGAGTCTGGTTATTTAAATTTTAAAATTTTTGATAAATTTAAAACTAGTTATACTATAAGTGCCAATGTATCTGATTGGATACATGATGAATTACATCATGTGGCGGCTTCTTGGAAACTGAATACAAAAATGGGTAGAGATGAATTGCATCTATTTATAGATGGGTTCGAGGTTCCAAATATTATAAGATATGGAGATCGTATTAAGCCATATTTACATGAAAAATTTAGAACAATTAATCCAGAAGAAGTTGTTGGAGCTATTACTAGTAATATTGTTTCATCTAATGATTTAACAACTATAGTTGGTTCCACACAAGTTATATCTTCTCTTAATTTCAGCGCGTACGGTATCGTTATTGGGGATATTATTTATATAGAAGAGCCAGGATTTGATGAAAATGGATATTTAATTACTTTCGTAAATGGTAATACTTTAACTTTAGATACGGTTATGCCAGTAACTATTACTGATGGGACATTTTCCGTTAATAAAACCGCATTTGATGTATCTACTGAAATAGATGTATTTCCGAATTTCACGGTTTCTTTACTACATTCATTTTTTAATTATAATGATTTAGAAACTGTAATTGGATCTAATATAGTAACTAGTTCTACAGTTGACTGTGTAGCAAATAATGTTGTTCCTGGAGATTTAATTCGTATTAATGATTCATCATTTGAAAAACATTATATAATTTTAGATGTAAACCCAAATTCATTAATTTTAAATGATGATATGCCGAACAGTTTGTCCGGGTTGTCATATAATATTTATCATAATGAAGAAGAAGAAATTCCCGGATTGCGTGCCCTTTATCCTTCATATGAGTTATCTAAATCCACTGATGGATATTTTACAAATATACTTACTATTAGAAATGATGCACTTATAGATGATTTGGTACTAATTAGAACCTTGGGAATCAACCATAGAAAAGTAAAAAGACGTTATTATGTTTGGGGTAATCAAAGCAATATTCTTAAAACAAAATTACCAACTCCAATTTCACTAGATGAAGTAAAAATTAATAAAATATTAATACCCACAACATTTATTGGTCCGAGTAATTCTACTTTAATGGGTGGAATATTTACTTCTAATAATATTTTATCTGATTTAACTTCTAATGGTGTAAGCGGAAGGACTTTATCAGTATCAATTCAGGGAGATAATATTGATTTTACCACCTCAACGACTGTTGATATAAATGGTGTTGTTGTTGATACTGCAGGAGTCCCTTCTGTTATTACAGAAACGCTTACGTTTACGGAACGTGGGATACAAGATACATTAAATTTATTTGCTCAAGTCAATTATGTAATCGTGACTTGTAAGCCAATTAAAACAACATCTAATGCAGCTGTTCTAGAAATTAAAGAAAAATATCCCATTACCAAAGCAGAAAATGTAGACTGGTTTGTTATTTCATCAAGTAATATACCACAAGCGATCGTACGATACAGTTATCAGGTAGGTGTAGGCAATAGTTTATATAGTGATGGTTATCAATTAGGTGATGGATATTCTGTAACAGATGATAATAATTTTTTCTCTAGCAGTGTTGTTGGGGATTATTTGATTATTCATAATCCTCTATCAGTGGCTGGATTTTATAAAATTATTGACGTGTCTGATGATCATACAACTTTAACATTAGATCCTAATACTACTGGAAGTTTACCACTAACATCTTTTACAGATGGGTATTATGAAATTTTAAATACAATTGATTTTAGAAGCGGACTACAGAATGGATATTTTACTTTTGAATATCTTGCGCTTCCCGGTGAACCATATTTCTTAACCGAAGGTTTATATGAGTTAGATTATTATACCTATTTATCAATTCCTTTTGATTTGCGTCCTGATGATATGTACATTGGTAGTAATTTTAATGGTAAATTACAATTAAATGGTGTAATAGATGAATTACAAATTTTAAATATTAAGCTTACTGATACGAGAGTTGGGGAAACTGCGGCTAAAAGCCAACGTACTATTACTAAAGAATTTAATTCATTGAAAGCATCGGAAACGGACGCAAATTCATTAGTATTATCACATTTTGATACTGTTCCACCAATTAATGAAGCTGATGTTTATCGATATGCCGATCAAAATATCATTCAATCTGGTGAAGTAATTAATGATAATTTTACTCAAAGCATTTGTTTAATTGATAATCCGCTTGTAATAGATAATGACGGAATTTTAGATGTTAAAAAACAAGCTACTATAGAATTTTGGGTTAATCCAATTTTTGATACAAATAACGATCCCAATTATAGATTTTATTTTGATGCCTTCGGTGAGGTATCAGAGCATTTGGTAAGCACTAACAATGTTACTATTGATTTAAAGGGAACTGCATCTGAAGTGTTAGGTGTACGTTTAGAAGTAGATGGGCAAAATATTGATTATTTTGCGGGAGGAGAACTTATAAATAACGGGTCTACTATTTTGTTACACAAAGCATTGCCAAATCAAAATACCAATGTTATTGTATCATATATACCCAAGGGTCTAAAAGGTGATAGAATTTCTATATTTAAAGATCCTTATGGATATATGAACTTTAATATAAGAGCTAATGAGGTTGACTATCAAGTTAGGTCTCCAATATTCTGGGTTAGAAATACTTGGCATCGTGTTAAAGTTAGTTATAAAATCAATGGTGGTACGACCGCAGATGAACTTCATCTATTTTTGGATGGATATGAACGAGGTAATATATTATTTGGTAGTGATTTATTGTTTGGTCAGGGATTGATATACGGCTCTTCATTTGCGGGCCCAAATCAAGTTAAATATAATATTAAATTTACAGATGCTATTAATCAATTTTTTATCGGTTCAGATTATAATCGTGGTAATTCAGCTTATTGTTTGATAGATAACTTAAGAATTAGTAATATTTCTAGACCATTATATCAACCTTTTGGTGAACCATTAGATCCAAATTATTCTAGTAATACTACAATGATATATCCTATTACCGAAGATCTTAATACAACTTTACTACTTAATTTTGACACATTAATTAGTAAAAACGAAGATTTTGTTACTCTTAATAATAGAGCTTCTGGATTAGCTGATTTTTCAGTTACTATATCGGATTCATTAGATATAATAGATGATAATAGTAAAATTAAAGAAGTTTTAGAAACATTAATTAAATCTTTTAAACCGGCAAATTCAAGGTGTTATATAATATATAATTAGAAGGTACGTATAATGAGAAAACCAATAAGCGCTAAACAAAATATTTGGTTTAATGGACAAGCAGTCGATAATAGCGATCTTACATTAGAGCAAGATTATAATAATCTAATCCAAACCGGTTTGATTCATAATCACTTAGGTACTGGTATTTTATTAGAAGATTTAACACAAAATACTTTATTTGATTCTGATTTAGCTTCTGGATTATTAGATGGGAAGGCCACTGATGTTCAGTTACAACCCAATGATAGTAATTATGGTAATCAATTAGAAATAGAATTACAAAATTCCGAAGCTGCTGGAAAACGTAATTTTAAATTACTTATTATAGGTATTGATTTTGATAATAATTTACAATATGACACGTTTGTATTTAATAGAAACGAAAAACAATTAAGTAAAAAACATTATACAAAAATTCTTAAAATATTATTTAATGATTTTATAGGCGATCCAACAGAATCTTTTAATTTAGGTGGTAGATTTACTATTAAAGAAGCCAAACCTTGTAGTTTAAGTAGAGATTGTGTTATGGTTGCTCAAGATTTACAACCTAATATCTTTTTCAGAGATTTCTTTGTTGGTTCTGGTAGCAGTTTAAATACAGTATTAACTCTTGCATTACCTAGTTATAATATTGATACTTTAAATATTACTTCAGATTATAAACAATTAAGAGAATTAACCGAAGATGATGTAAGTTCTCAAATAGGTCAAAAATTTCAAGCAACAACTAATAATATTCAAAAAATAACATTACTATTAGCAGTAACCAATTCCGTTGATCCTAATGATTTGGAATGGTCCGGAGATTTAATTATTAGCATATTTCAATTACAATCAGCACTTGATTGCCCATTAGATATTGCCCCAGGAACAGCTATTGAATTTGATCCTTCTAACATTCCATTAGCACAATTAAGTTTTAATTATAATAGTTTGTTAGATAAGGGAATACAATTAGGAGAAACGCCACAACCGGTAGATTTTATTTTTAGTAACACTCCGGTTGGAAATGGAAGTATTATTAAAAACGGTAGCTATTATGTGGTTACTATGAAAAGAGCAGGTTCTGCAGATAAATGTACCATTCAAGCTGCTACGGGGGCTAATAGATTAGATAATTCTACAATTACATTTTTTAATGGTGCTATTTGGGTAGACGTACCAGATGAAGATTTATGGTTTCAAGTATGGACTGATTCGGCTAAAGTATCGGATGGACAAGCTTACGAATCGGGGCATGGAGTTATAATACCTAAAACTAACATTAATAATACAACGGGATTAACAGAAGATTATTCATTAGATGATATTCAATTTGTTAGAAATGATGTTTATTA